ATGGAACAATTTCCTGCCCTGAATACTGAATGCTTTGATCAACACATCGCTGAACGCCTGCACCTGGAGGAGCCGCCACGGATTCTTATCCTGTATGGCTCAGTAAGAGAGCGCTCCTACAGCCGCTTTGCCGCGGAAGAAGCTGGTCGCCTGCTGACGGCGATGGGCGCGGAGGTAAAACTGTTTAACCCCTCCGGTTTACCCCTGCCGGATGATGCGCCGGACACGCATCCTAAAGTCACCGAACTGCGCGGTCTGGTCAGATGGTGTGACGGGATGGTGTGGAGTTCTCCTGAACGGCACGGGGCTATGAGCGCAGTTATGAAGGCGCAGATTGACTGGATACCATTAAGTGAAGGCGCGGTTCGTCCTTCGCAGGGCAAAACACTTGCGGTAATGCAGGTCTGCGGCGGTTCACAGTCCTTCAATGCAGTGAACCAGATGCGTATTCTGGGCCGCTGGATGCGGATGTTTACGATCCCCAACCAGTCCTCAGTAGCCAGGGCATGGCAAGAGTTCGACGAAAACGGACGAATGAAACCTTCGTCATGGTATGACCGCATCGTCGATGTAGCCGAGGAGCTGTTTAAAATCACACTGCTGCTTAAGGGACAAACCGGTTATCTTGCTGATCGTTACAGCGAGCGAAAAGAGAGCCATCAGGAGCTTTCATCCCGTGTCAATCAGGACAAAATATAACGTCTGCTCTTCGTTAATCCATACTGCATGAGCTTAACAACGTCCGCTCCTGGCACAAAGCGGACGTGTTTCCTTTTTTGTTTTGGCTTGAAATATTCAACCAACAGAAGCATATCGCCTATTGTTTCACCTGACGACAGGCAAATCAGAAAATCTCGTCGTATAACGCGGCGAGAGCATCTCCCTCTTCATCTGCCATTGCTGCTGTATTCCTTGTCCTGCGAAATACAGCGTGCCTTTTCCTTCTTTGGTATTTAGCTGATCTAACAGTGTCATCAGTTGTTCGCTGTCACGACGCGGCGCGTTGTCGTCGAACAGATTCAACTGTGCTACGCCCTGACTGAAAAAATCTCCGAGCATTACGCCCGCCTTTTGATAGCGGTGACCATCACGCCAAATTTTGTCCAGACAGCGCGTTGCCGCGCCGATTATGTCCCTGCTGTCCTGTGTTGGCGTCAGCAGCTTCACTGAGGCGCTGTTACCGTAATAGGGTTCGTTAAGCGCGAACGGGCTCGTTTTCACGAAGGCGGAAATAAACCGGCAGTACTGGTGCTCACTGCGTAACTTCTCAGAAGCGCGCGCCGCGTAGCTGCATATTGCCTGCCTCATTTCGTCATAGTCGGTGATACGACCGCCAAAAGAGCGTGAGCAAACGATCTCCTGTTTGGCCGGGGCAAACTCCTCCAGTTCGAGACATGGCTCGCCGCGCAATTCTCTTACTGTACGTTCGAGGACAACATTAAAATGTTTGCGGATAATCCAGGTGCTTTGCTCTGAGAGTTCAAGGGCGGTCTTTATCCCCATACTATTGAGCTTTTTACTGATGCGTCGGCCAACTCCCCATACATCCTCAACCGGAACCAGGGCCATCAGCCGCCGCTGGCGATCGATGTTCGACAGGTCCACAACCCCGCCAGTCTGCTTTTGCCATTTTTTGGCGGCGTGATTCGCTAGTTTCGCCAGTGTTTTTGTGGGTGCGATTCCAACACCAACGGTCAGGTGAGTGCGCTGCAGAACGGTGGCGCGAATCTCCCGCCCGAATTCCTCCAGCACCCGGCAGTTACGGACACCAGTCAGGTCGCAAAAGGCCTCGTCGATGCTATAAATTTCCACGCGAGGACTCATTTCTTCCAGCGTCGTCATCACCCGGTTGCTCATATCAGCGTAGAGCTCGTAATTGCTGGAGAACGCCACAATGCCGTGACGCCGGAATGCGTCCTTTTGTTTGAAGTATGGCTCTCCCATTGTGACAAAAGGTTTTGCCTCAGCACTCCTGGCGATCACGCAGCCGTCGTTATTCGAAAGAACGACAACCGGACGCCCCTTCAAATCGGGACGGAATACGGTTTCGCACGAAGCGTAAAAGCTATTCACATCGCAGAGCGCAAACATGGTTAACTCACCGCTTTCACGATGAACGTCACCACTCCAAAAATGTCGAGCGTGTCCTCGCTTGTCACTCGAATCGGTTGATATGAGCTGTTCATTGGATTGAGTTGAATCGTTGGCCGGAGTTGCAGTCGTTTCACTGTAAATTCACCGTCTACCGCAGCGATGACGATATCGCCATGCTGAGCAGTACGAGAGCTATCCACCACCAGCAAATCTCCTTCGCTGATTCCAGCTTCGATCATCGAGTCACCACTGGCTTTGACGAAATACGTCGCGCTGGGGTGATGAATGAGGAGTTCGTTCAGATCAATTCGCTGCTCAACGTAATCCGCTGCGGGACTCGGAAATCCGCACGGAACAAGGTCACTGAACATCGGTAGCGCGACAACTGCGCGCGGAAAATCGGCTGGTTTGATGAATTGCATACGACACACCCACTTATACTGTTTTTATATACAGTAGTTTTTTAAGCGCAAATGATCAAGATAGCGCTTCGTTTGTGGGTGAATGAAGATTGAGCAGTTTGCGATAAAGCACCCTTTGAATGAAGTACTTAGATGGAGTGTAAATTTTCAGGCCTCTGGTTACTCTGCCGCTGGTTCCTCAGATTTTTTCGGTTCCAGTGCAGCAATACGAGCAGTCAAATCGTTGATTAGTTTCTGCTGGGCCTGTAATGCCTGAGTCAGCTTGGCTATCATCGGCACTTCTTTCAGGTAATACGCATCTGCGGGATTCTCTTCGTCGTACCCCTCAACCAGACCAGAACCACCGACGCACTCAGGGGAGATCGTCACCAGGTCGTTTGCGATAAAACCGAGCATATCCTCACTTTCAGGAATAACCCCGCGTGCTTTCATTCTGAAATATGCTGGCATCCACCCCATAACCTCAGCAAGAGATTCTGCTGCATTATTAGCGTATCTAATGTTCTTTTTCAGTTCCCTATCTGACGACGTTGTGAACGTAATGCGCCCCAGATTTGTCACACCGGCAAACCCGCTCAGTCCGATGTTTCCACCGTAGTTCCAGTAAAAATTCCACGGGACGTTAATATCTGTTGTACCATTTATCCCACTACGTGACGTGAATCCTGCCGTAGCGTCCATCTGCCCCATAAGCTGTAACACACCGCTTGAGCTGTTTATCAGCCTGACGTTGTAGTCAGCAGCGCTTTTATCAAAATGAAAATCGATAAATGGCGTTGCATCCGTCAACTCTATTCCTGCAAAGTACGGGTAATTAGAGGAACCCAGACCAAGCGCAGCACGCGCATCTGCTGCCGTTTTTGCCCCGGTACCGCCCTGACTAATTGACAGCGCAGTGGTTAACCCTGACAGACTGGTGATATCGGAGTTAGCCCCTTTTTTAGCCAGAGCTTTCTGGCCGGGAACCGTGACGGCCACACCGTTAATCGTGATAGTGACGTCACCCGCCCCGTTCATCACGTCGGCGAAGCCGCTCATATTCCGCTGATACAGCGTCAGCGTCTCAGCGATATTCTGCGCCAGTCCGTCCACGCTCAGCGAATCACTCAGGAGGATGGCGTAAGCGCTACCGGCTGCAATTGCCGGGTTTGCCGCTGGCGTTACGGTGAGCTGGGTTGCGCTGTTGATTGCCGTTATCTGGAATACCTGTGGCGGTGTAGTCAGGGAAATCAACGAGCACCCAACGCGGATAAGTGAGCCTGCTGCTGTAAAGTTCGTGCCAGTACCCGTCAGGGTATTACCGTTGACCGCAATAGAGCCAGTTGTGTAAATCATGTTTTCTCCAGGCATAAAAAAACCCGCCGGAGCGGGTTGAAATCAGGATTGAGTGAACGAACCGGAACCCCTGGATACGTGTATTGTCGGGGAATAAATACCAACGTTCGCGTGATATGTCGCATTATCACTGCGCATCTGAATCGAACAATTCACCACCTGTCCGGTAACGCGGGCGCTGTGCATAACCGTGACGTACGTAGGACGCGATCTGTCAGTATTGGGTGGGGTATAAACGTCAATGGTTCTGCTCGACCCACCAATGGTGAGAATCGCGGTCCCTTTTGTCTGAGTAATCCCTGCACCGGCCTCTGTCGCAGAAATCTGGACCTTAACCAGCGCCATTATCACTACATGCTTTTCACCAGGCAGGTTACCGGAATCGGTGTATACAAAATTTCGGGTGACATTATCCCCCTCAATATCACTAAACGTCTGCCCCACAGCCACATCACCGATAAATGATTCAGCCTGGACTGTGCCTTTAAACGTCCCACTCGTCGCTATTATTTTCCCGGTGAATTCTCCGTTACCACGCACCGTTACGTTGTTGAGTTCAGCATTGCCACTTTTTGGCAGATTCCACCCGGCGCCACCAGGACCAGAAACGAAATTATCAGACTTCAATGAATCGGTGATTTTCCCGAACTGAATGCTGGCATCACGGAAAAACGCATCGTTAATGAAAGTCTGGCCGTTCTGAATAACAAACGGCAGTGTGACGGCGGCTCCTGCCTGAGACATAACAGCGAAGCGGTCAGCAAGGAAAATAACCTGTGACTGCATGCCACCAGGCGTGTTTTGTACACCCAGCCCCATCCCTGCCGCGTACTGCACGCCGTTGACATCCACACCGACTTTAATCGAGTACATCGCGTTCAGGTTGCCGTTGATATCCGCAACTGCCTGGGCGTTAGTGGTAATTGCCGCAGTCTGGCCGTTTACCGTGACGCTCAGTGAGTTGATCCGCGTTGCAGATGTCTGCGTAAAATCAGACAGCGTTTTCGCAAAATCAGTGATATTGGCATTACCGCCAGCGGTCGCATCCAGGGTTTTCAGCGACTCAGCGACAGCTTTGCTCGCGTCCACCATCACGTTATCAACGCGCTGGATACCGGCACTGTTTGCGCCATACTGAGCACTGAGCGTCATCCGGGTGTTAACCTGTGCCAGCGTCTCCTGAATCAGCGCCACCGCCGTGTTTTGCACCCCGCCAGCCGCGTTAGCCGTTTTCCCTGACAGTTCGTCGAAACGGGATGCAGTAGAACTGTCGAGGGTGGACACCGCCTGTGTGAGCTGGGTTACGTTAGCGGCATTGTCCTCCGTTTGCGCCGTCAGTGTATCAACCGCCGTGGCGCGGGCCTGCGTCTCATCGGCGAGCGCCTGCGTGAGCTGCGTTACCTGTGCCGCGTTCTGGTCGGTTTTCGCCTCCAGGCGCGTCACGTCCGTAACGCGGGCCTCGGTTTCAGTGGCGATCACCTCCCGTAGCTGGGTGAACGTTGCTGAGTTTGCACCGTTCTGCGCCGACTGCCTCACCACCACATCAGCGATGGCCAGGGCATTACCAATGATGGCCTCTGCCGTCTGCCGGTTCGCGCCCACTGCCGCCGCCAGTTGGTCGGCGTTTTGGGTAATTGCCGTGGCGAGGTCAGCAACAGTTTTGCTGGTTTCAACTGCGTTTTCGATGATTTCTTTAAATACCGCGGTGTCCTTCATCTGCTCAAGAATCTCAGCAGAAATGGCACTGACATCAACCGATGACTGCCCCATTACCCAGGCGGTCCACTCGCCGACATTGCCAATTCTGTCCACCAGCCGTGCACGGTACCATTGCCGCACACCCGCCAGCATTGGCCCGTGCTGATAGCTGGCCGCCGGATAAGGCACCAGTGTCAGCAGTTCGGGATTTGCCTTATCGTCCGTGGTGGCGCGCTGTAGTTCGGTATAAGCAGTATCACCGGATCCGTCAGGAAACGCCCAGGTAATATCGATAGCCCAGACCACATCATTAGAAGCAAGGAGTGACTGCGGCGTGCCCGGTGTACCATTTTTTCCCGTCAGGTGGGTCGTATCGGCATACCCCCAGGGCGACGACGAATCCTGCGCATTCAGGGCACGCACACGCACATCATAATTGCCGGAATAAATGCCCTGAACGGAAAAACCCTGGGCACTGGCAACCGGAACGTTAATCCAGTCGCCATTGTCCTTGCGCCATTGCGCCTGGTACCGGACAGCACCATCAACCTTGTCCCAGGTACTGTTCAGGCTGGCGACCGTCAGCCCCTGATCGATAAAATCAGTCTGGCTGATAAGTATATTTTTCGGCGAAGGCAGGACAGATATCGGCGTTACCGTAATCGGTGCAGGCGTGATCCGCACACCATCATCAATAAACCGGTATTTATTGGGGTCGTGCTGAATGCCGGAAACGTTAAATGTCCCGTCGTCATTTGCAGCAACGGACGTCACACGAAATTGCTGAATAGCCAGCCTGTCACTGTCAATGGCCCACACTGCGCCAGCTACGGGAACCATCCGGTAATCGGTGCTGACCGTGACGGTCTTTTTATCGCTGCTGATCGTGCTGATGGTGCGTGTCTGCGTTGTTCCGTCGGGAAGATTCAGCGCCAGCCTGTCACCGGGCGCATATTCAACAGCGCGATCCAGCGTAATGTTCCGACCGTTTACCGCACTGATTCGCCCTCCATTCTGCATTCCGGCGCGGAACGGGTCCGCAACACCAATAACGGATGCAGGCAGCGGAATATGTCCGTCGAGCCCGACGTTAAACGAGATTGTGCCGTCTTTTGCGTTTGACAGTAATACCCAGCGCCCCCTGCGGTGCGCCTCACTTTGCGAGGTGCAGCCAATAGCAGTCAGTTGCGTCTGATTAATGTCGTAACGTGCCACCAGATCGCTGTCATAAACGCCCTCGATAGTGTCGCTGTAATGGTTCTGCGGATCAGACCATGACACCAGGCAGGAACTGTAGCGGTTTTTATAGGAGCCACCCGCGTAGTTAAACAGCCCGTCCACCACGTTTGAGGCGGTATAAACAAAATCCAGATCTGCCACCGGAACATCAGCGTTTACGTAAATCTGTTCATTACCCCAGAACGTAATGCCCCGGAATATTGCAGCCAGATCTTTCAGAACCGCGTATGCATCCTGCTGGCTCTGGATGTAAACGTTGCAGGTAAAACGCGGTTCAGTACCGCCCGCACCGTCAGATACCCTTTCATCGCAATACTGGGCAATGGCGTAAACTTCCCATTTATCAATCATGGAAGCATCCACACGGTTGCCCATGCCGAAAATTTTATCCAGCACCAGATCGTAAAAAATCCATGCCGGATTGTTGCTGTATGCCCATTTGAAGTCGCCTGCCCACGCGCCGGGACTTTCGCGGGTAACAGGATCATAGTTTGACGGCACACGGATCCGGCGGCCCAAAGGGACGCAGGTCACTTTAGGGGCGCTCCCATTAAAGTGGCTCGCATCAACTTCGATATAGAGCAATGCGGTATTCGGATAACGGAGTTTACTGTCGATAACTTCTGCGAACGAGAATACTTTAAACGCGTTGGCTAACTTTGAGTTGCCAGTCGAATCCGCTGTGATCCGTCGGACACGAACAGTCCATCCGGTGGTGGCTTCTGGCAGATTAATACGGTGATCGCGCTGGTATTCGGAGGTGGTTTTACCGTCAAACGTCGCATCAACCACGGTCTGATAGGCGCCACCGTCAGTGGACAAATCAATTGCGTAAGCCGTCACGGTTCCGACCATGTCGCCATTGTCTTTGTACTGGTACTGGACGGGGAGAGACAATTTGATGCGAACTGCGTCCAGTGTCAGGTTTGTAAACTGGCGAGTCCAGGGTACTGACTGCGTGACCGTAACACCTACGGCCAGTTCATTATCTATTTCCGGCATCCCCGGAATGTACGTCTGATCCTGTGTGCCGCGTCGCCAGTCCCAGACAACGCCAGTGAAATTGTAACTGCCGTCAGCGTTAGCCAGCGCCGTATCATTGAGAAAAATTTGTTGTGCCGTCAGTTCGCCCTGAATTTCGCCTTCGGCAATAGCCAGCAGCATTTTTAATTTTGCGGTAGACAGTAAATCGTCAGGCGCTTCAACTGGCGTATGCGCGCTACCGCCCCCACCTTTCCTGCCCTGAATATGCATAATTCACCCATAAAAAAACCGCCCGGAGGCGGCTGTACCTGAATAAACGTGCCTATTGCTGATCGCTGGAGAACAACCCGGCACTGATGACGGCCCCGCCAATTTCACGTTGCCCATAGAGCAGTGGAACCGGGTAACCCATAGCCACCGTATTAACGGGTGCACCGAAGGCGTAATTGGGTTTATTGTCTGCGCTACTGCTGGCACCGATATTAATTTTGGGTTGAGGCGTCAGCATCTGCACAACACCGCCCAGCATCATAGATATTCCAAGTCCGGTTAATGCTGTTGTCGTTCCTGCGATAGCGGCTGCACTCATTCCAGCCGCGCCAGCCCATGCAGCAAAGGAAGCACCTGCAGTGAAAAAAGCCGCGACCAGCGCCACCGCACCAATAACAATCTGGAGAACACCGCCCTGCTTGGCACCTTCAATAACAGGCATCATGGTAAATTCGCTGGCCGTGGACGTGAGTTCAAACTCTTCCACCCCAATATTTTCACCATCCCGAAAAAAGGCGAAGCGCACGCCGCTGTGATGCGCATTGGACATGTATTTTTTGAATCCCGGCACCTGTGAACACATGGCCCGAAGCATTTCGCGAATATCAGCAACGTGAAAGCGATGAATCCTGCCAAATTTCTTTGCGGCCACACCTTTCAGCGTCAGCGTTTTCAGCATTTCATGAGTTCCTTATGCCTGACAATTCTGACTGTACGCTCACGATAATACTGACCGTAGGGAACGCGGGCAGAAAGATTGCCGGAAGAATGATGAAGAATAATATTGTTACCTAACCAGATGGCGGCATGGTTGGTTACGGGTGCGCTGAGCTGCATCATAATAATGTCGCCGGGTTGCATCTGATTTAATTCAACCTGAATAAATCCCTCTGACTGCCAGTTATCATCGTACAGGTTTTCGCCGTTATTCCACCACTCACGAGGGACAGAGTAATCACCGAGAGAAAGATCAAACTCGCGACGATAGTATTCACGGATTAGCGCCCAGCAATCCGCGTGACCGAGTACCCAGGATCGTCCGGTGTAGTCACGATTTTCGCGCGGTGAAAATGTACACCAGTCACCGTCCGGCCATGAAATAATGCCCCATTCCAGCCCCGAGTGATCACACTGAATACGGTCAGTCTCTGAGGGGATTAACTGAGCCACATCCGGGTGCGAATGAACAACCATAATAATCTCACCCTCCTTTTCGGCATTTAAATAATCGGCTGGCGAGAGGGTGAAATGTTCTTCTGGTTTATCAGAGATATTTTCACAACGAAGATAAAGTTGTTTTCGTCCTGCCTGAACGACGACGCCGCAGCATTCACGGGGATATTCCGCAGCGGCATGTTCGCGAATAGCCGCCATCAGTTTTTCGCGCATATTATTTACCCTGCAGGTTTGCCGCCGGAAACCCGCCAAACGGCAGAGGATTTCCGGGGCCAAAACGCGCCTCACAGTCAGGGAGTCGTCCTCCACAGACATCCAGCGCGGGATTGGTTGTCGGGGTGCCATCTTTCAGAAAATACAGCGTTCCGGCGTAATCACACCCCGTACCACTCCGGTACAGCCCACGGAGGCACCAGGTACAGACAGGGGTTATCTGTCTGGACGGTAATTGCAGGCTCTGAATATCGAAAGGTGAGCAGAGTTCAAAATCAACCTGCGCTCTGTTCTCGGCTTTTTTGGCATTAACATAAAACACCTGCACCCGCTCTTCGTTCGGGTTAGCGGCGGGGTTCCCGGAAATCCAGTTAGCCGCATCGAGGTATTTAACCAGCGTGGTGTGGATCTTTACCTTTGCCTTGACCAGATCGTCATATTCAAGGCATAGCGCGGTTACGTAGTTACCAATATTACCGACAGAGAGCGTCGGCGTAGGCTGAGAACCGGTACTTGAAAGCTCCACCCCTTTCAGCGCATAAGGATAAGGATCGTACTGATTCCCCTGCCAGATTATTGCTGGCAGATTTTCACCAGCAAAGGCATTCCAGTTATTATCTGAAATATTAAAGGCATGAAATCGTAACACAGTTTCCATACCAAATGCCGTACCGTCGATTTCAATTAACTGAACTATATTTCCGGGTTCCAGTTGTTGAATATCCTGAGTAAAACTCATTAATAACTCCAGTTACGTTATCTGTTGGCAGAAAAATACCGTTAAGGTGCATAAGCCTGTTCAAATACAAAACTTATTTCCGCAAAATCTCCATTCGTAAAAACAGGTTTTATTGAATCCCGTTTTACTCTGTAAAGTTTTTTCTCTCCCCACGGATTAGACCACCAGAATGATTTAGCGACATGGAATTTTAGAAATGCGCGAATAACTGCCATATCAGATAATTTTCCGTTACAGCTAAGTTCCCATGTCGCGTTATCCTCGTTTATTCCAACACCAGCAATCTGCTTATAACCATCCCCGAACTGAATTTCCTGCGTTGCAATATTTATGCTTTCAGTGGCCCCCGTACGCACAGGCCAGATAAATGTTTCAATTGCCATAGAGATACCCTACCCGTCGTTCGCGAGGGCTTTAGCTTCGGTACAGAATCCCGCCAGGCGTAATTTCTTTTCTTAACCTGTCGGTAATGGTGAGTTGAATAATAGACTGTAACTGACTGGAAATAGCGCTTGTATCAGAGGCGTTACCCCGACCTCCTGCTGAATCCTGATAAATACTCACTGGAGCCTCGACATGAATATTCGTAGCGTTGCCACTGGTACTGTTCACACCAGAGCTGACAGCACGCACCCCCAGTGAACCATCAGACGCGCGCGTCAGTGGCATAATGGCTTCCGGTCCCGCTTCGGCGAAGATGCCAGCTCCCTGCGCAAATGCAAACATTTGAGGCGTATTGTAAACGCCGTTACTGTATGCGCTCAGGGACGGCGAATCCTGGACACCGCCCTGGGCGAAAAACTGGACTTTGTCAGCATAACCCTGCAGCGCCGCTACATTGACCGAGCCACCACTTGAAGCCGCCGAACCTCCGAAATAGCTACTGACGCCACTGACAACGGTCCCAAGCAAGCCACCAAATGATGACGATGAGCCACCGCTCAGCGCACTTACGGCCGCCATTTGCAGGGAGACTTTGGCGATCATTTCCAGCGCCGACAGCCCCCATGACCTCCAGTCCGCTTTACCACGAACCAGCATAGATGCCACATTATCCATGGCGCTATCCATTGTGGTGGTAACTCCCTGTGAAACGGTCCCGGCGATGTCCATCGTGTTCTGTAGCCAGTTTTCATAACCACGTGACACACCATTACGCCAGTCGGCTTCTGATGCTGCGATAGCTCTGTACTTGTTATCAAGCTCAGTCAGCGCAGCATTATAAGCCTTAACCGCTTCGGTAGAATTTCTACCCCCTGCTTTGTCGAATGTTCGTTCTATCTGCTGGCGTTCTTCAAATCGTTGCCGCTCTCTGTCGCTCAGCCCTGTGGTATCCGTCGCCGACGTGGCCTCGTCACGGAATTTACGTGTAGCTTCGGTAAGCTGTTTCAGTGCCTCCGCCTGATCACGCTGTTTTTTAACGTTATCATCAGCCCGTGAAGTCCAGCGGGCCAGTTCTGAGGCCTGCTTACGAATTTCCTCAGTTTGTTCGGCTGTCCATTTAATGCCGCTCTGGTGCGCTGCAGCGTAAAGGTCAGCCGCTTTCTCACCCTCACTGGCGCGGACCTGCTGCACCTGAATGGCTATCGACAGGTCTTCGATTTTGCTGGCGTATCGCTGTGCCTGAGCCTCTGCCTCCCGCTCTGCTTTGTTTTGCGCATTCGTTGCTGCAGTCGCATCCTTTTTAGCCTGCGCTGCAGCAGCGTCTTTCTTCGCGGCCTCGTCTTTCCGGTAAATGTAAGTGGTATACAAATCCCCGGTCAGTTTCAGATCTTGCGCTTCGTAAACAAACTGCTGATGCTGCTTTGCCAGCCCGTCCAGTCCGGAAAGAACAACGTCGCGGGATGCTTTATCAAGTGCTGTCTGTTGTGCCGGGGTTGCTTTAGCCAGAGACACAACAGGGCCGGCATACTGTGGAGGTGTTGCGCCTGCCGTAGCCGTCATGGAACGGTTAAGGAGATCGTAAGCCCCCTTAAGAATGGAAACTGCACCAGCCTGTTCAACCGCTTTTTGTGTCGCCAGATCACTGGCGGTGTTGACCAGTTTTTGTGTCGCTTCGACTTTTGAGGCAGCCTGCTCACGCTGATATTCCAGCCGGTTCAGTTGCCCGGTTAACTCAATGTTTTTGGCAGTGATATCGGCCTGGTCCATGAACGTATTCAGGTAAGTCAGGCGCGGCGACTGGTTGTAATCCTGCTGAATTTTAGCCAGTGCAGACTGGCTGTCTTTAACCTTTCTGATCTGCTCATCAAGATCGGCCAGATCTTTTTTCTGTGCCGCCAGTGATGTGCTGGCGTCAACGGCAGTGGAACGCAGGCCAGCAGGCGACATCTTATTGAGTTTTTTATTGATATCGTCGAGGTTGTCAGCGAAAGCAACGGCTTCTTTATGCACCTGCTGCGTGTGTTCATACAGCCCATACATAGCAGCACCAGCACCGATAATCAGCCCCGGCCAGCCACCCAGCACACTCAGTACACCTGAACCCAGACGGCTGGTTAAAGAGGCTGTGCTGTTGAGATTATTCAGCGCTGAGCTACGCCCGACAAGGGCATTATTCAGTCCTGCCTGCGCGGCGATCAGTTGCCGTTCCGCTGCAATCTGGGTCTCAATGGACGTCGCTGCGGCCACTGCTTTTTGTGCGCGATAAACGGTTTCCCGCGATATGGCAACACTGACCTGAGAGCCGCGAACCTGAGCCTGAGCAAGCGCAATCTCGGCTGCTGTATTACGGATAACAGCAGTGGTCGCGCCCCCAATATTGCCGACCATATTGCCAAAATAACGGGCAAGGCCAATTCCTACCAGAATCCCGGCTGTATTTGCCACCGTGTTGATATTGTTAGCAACGCTGTCCAGTACCCCGGCGAGTGATGCAGAAGCACCGACGGCATCATTGGCGCCACCAACCCAGGCCATAAAGCTGTTCTGGACTTTCTGCGCTGAGCCACTGATGGAGGCCGGGAGCGTCTCAAATTCTTTGCGCAGCAACCCGACATTGGTCAGGAGGGGAACAATTTTATCTGTGGTGAGTTCACCGTTCTGCGCCATATTGCGCAGCCCGCCCACCGTTGTTTTCATGCCATCGGCCAGCAGTTTGGCCAGGCGGCCGCCGTTCTCCATAATTGCATTGAATTCTTCGCCGCGCAGAACACCGGAGCCAAGCGCCTGGCTCAGTTGCGTGATAACGGAACTGGCTTCTTCGGTGCTTGCGCCGGACAATTTCAGTGACGTGGCGACAGTTTCAGTGACTTTTGCCACATCGGCTGACGCGTAGCCAGCATCACGCAGGGAAGACGCAATACGGGAGTAAAGGGTTGCGTTAGCCTCAAACGAGGTGCCTGTGCGCTGGCTGATGTCCATTAATGACCGCTGCGCGGCTGTAAAATCTTCCGCGCCCGTGGATGCCAGGCGCAGGCGTCCGCTTAACTGGTTCCACGTATCGGCATACTGGATAAGCTGATGCGTGGCAAACGCACCTGCAAACGCGCCTGCCAGGCCCGTGGCAGTAGATTTAACGCTGACCAGCTCGGCATTCAGCGCAGCAATAGAGCGTTGTGTTTCACGGGTGACGGCTGCCGCCTGCTTACCGCCCTGCTCCATTGTTTTGTAATAGTCCTGCCCCAGCCGCGAGGCGCGGGCAATTTCCCGCTGGAACGAGCCGGAGTCAGCGGAGACTTTAATGATCAGTTCGCGCAAAGTAGCCATACTTACCCCAAAAAAAAGCCTCGCTAGGAGGCTTTAGTTATTTATTGGCATATGCTTTTGAAATTACCAGAACCTTTAACATCATCTTCATTTATTATTTTAACGGGACTATTTTCAACAATCTTATTATTTTCAACAGTCAGATGAACATAGTAATTCCTATCACCAACATATCCGCCATAAGAATTTTTAGCATTAACGGTTCCACATATATACCCCACTCCATCACCGAATGAGCGGTAGTAAGAATTAAACTTAGCGCTATCTGGATCCTTTAGTGATTGCTTAACTAAAGATTCGCCAAGCTTAATCATCTCACTATCGCTGGGCTTGCAAGCTGATAAAAAAATGGTAGATAAAATAATCAATGAATATTTTAGCATTTCTCTTCCCTATGATTTGTAACTATCTCATAGAGTACAACATGAAAATGGTACCGTTTGCTATAAGTTTGACATCCACTCTTCTATATCACTGATTTCATCTTGTTGTCCGAATTTAAGGAGAAGATCACTGATTTCATATTTACCACCCTGAGCATTGAATACCGCCGCCGATATCTGTGCCGCCTGGACATCACCACGCCAGTCGCCAATGGGGCTCATCCGGTCATAGGCAATCCACATTTTCAACTCACTGGCCGTCAGGGTGCTGCGAAGTTCGTGAAGTGTGCGCCCCAGCCGGAGCGCCAGAGACATAAGAAAGAAAGTCAGCGGTTCTTTTACTTTTTTTCGGCCTGGTCCTGATCAACGCCAAGAGCAAGTGCGGCACTCAGCAGGCGCTTGTGTACCGGCCCATAAATTTCGCGAACAATCTGTGAATCGTCGTCAGAAAAAACGCGGTTACCATCTTCATCCAGCAGAACATCAATAAAGAGGATCACATCCGCATCTTTGTTACGCATAAATTCCTGCGCTGAGGTTAATTTAACGGGTTCTTCTCCTTCCGGTAGTTCAGGAGGCGTCAGGAATTCGCGGAATTTAACCCATGCATTGCCGGAAGGTTCACGCACGGTGACTTTTGTTTTCCATTCGGGAACCGTGATGGTTCTGGTACGAAATGCCAGCGACGGGGCCAGCGCCATATCGCGTAATGAAGGTTTCGGGTTTGCCATTAAACGTGTCTCTGTGAATTAAATGGAGGGGGAAAAAGCGCCCGCAGGCGCTTAAGAACCGGAGGCTACAATGCGTTTCGGCTTACCTTTCACGCGAAGCGAATAGGTGGCGCCAACGACCTGGGATGTCGCTGCAGACCAGCTACTCTGACGGACCTCAACGAGCACATAAAAACCGTTACCGGAGGGGAAAACGACTTTCAGCGCCCGCAGCTCGTCATTTTCATAGGCCGTCTGCAGCGCCAGTTGCGCGGCTTCATCACCCACCCAGTTACGGGAAATGGACATTTCTGCCGGAGCCGCGAGGCCGTTGGTCTGCTCCTGCTCGGTAGAGCAAAGCGTGGTGACATCGATGTCACTTTTCTGGCCGCCTGTGTAGCTGATCTCCTTCGTGGCACATTCAGCTTCAAGGAACGTCACGCCTGCCGTAGGGAAACCTGCAGCCTTAAAATCGTCTTCTGTGACGGGGGCGTTCGAGATACCGATCTGCGTGCCCTTTGTTTTTTCATACTTACTGGTCATGTTTGCTCCAGATGTAAAAAAACCGCCAGGTGGCGGTTATGTTTATGACGGATTTTTACTTACTGCTGAACCGAAATTTCCAGCGTTGCCCGCCGCAATTTTGTATCAGGTTCGTAGCCGCCCGTTTTAGACATGCGGGTAAACTGCAACGGTGTAAGAGCGATGACAACCTGCTCCCGGAGTTCCCATGACTCTTCAACACTCCTTGAGTACACATCAACCTGTACAAAGGTTGTTTCCTCTGCCGGTGAACAAAAGGTGTCGCCGTAACTCTGAGACACAAATGTGAAAGTGATCCACGGAGGCGCAACTGCAGGTTTCCCGGCATCATTCAACGGAACGATATCCATATATACCTGACCGTTCGCCAGTGAACCGATAAGGTGAAATACATCAGATTCCTTCATTTTGACAGCACCTCATCAATCGCTGTATTCATCCTGGCGATCACAGCGCGGGTCGCCTCTTCCTGCCGGGTATCAAAGGCAGGACGCACAAAGGGGTGAGCGGGCATGTTCGATGTGCCTAACTCTACAAAACGCCAGTAAAACGCGTTCCGTCGGTTGCTGGCCTTCATGGTGTTGTCACTGTTACCCGTTGCCGGATTAACACCGCGGATATGCACACCCGAAGCGATTACATTACGCTTACCGCGCATTGTCACAACAACGACATTCTTTTTCAGTTTCCCGGTACGTTCTGGCGCGCGCTGGATGACCTCCTGCTTCAGTACTTCCGCCCCTGCGCGCGTACCATCCCGCAGAACCTTTTTATTTTCCGCTTTGCTGAGCCGCTCAAGATCGTGAGAAATATCCAACAGCCCGGAAAAATCCAGTGTATGGTCAATCACGACACCACCCCCTGCTTACACAAAATTTCGAGTCTGGTACCGCGACTGTCAGGAATCGGCGGCCCTGACACTTCAAGGATCTGACCGCGAAAAGGGCCAGAAAGCACTTTTAATCGGGAAGCTGCTGTAATACCTGCCCTGAACCGCACCCAGACACGAACCGTTGCCTCAGCTTTTTCAGCACCGGAAGTAATGAGTTCCCTCCCGCTTATCGCCCTGATATCTGCCCTGATCTGTTCACCATCGACCCATTCCTGAGTAAGTTCGCCAAAGGGAGATCTGCTTGTGACAGCATTCTGAATGGTGACAACATGAATAAGACGTCCTGCCGCAATTGACATGCTCACCTCACATAATGGTTGGCCGGCGAAGGCTATAAATGAAAGCCGTCACAGAGAAAGGCAACTCACCGGGCTGCAGATCTTCCTTTTCCGCAAGGTCCGGGTTGCGGTACAGCATGCCAACCAGTCGCATAGTGGATGCCTTCATGCGCGAAAGTGATTCGCCTTCAATCAGGTTTCCGCTGCTGTCCACCACCTTATCCCTGCTCCCCTGGATATAATCCAGAAGTACGGCGCTGGCCTCCTGGATTTTTTCTTTCAGTTCAGTGTCATCAATATCATGGTCAATTTTGAGGTGCGCCTTAATTTCCGCCAGAGTGATCAATTCAATCATGGCCTGTCCCTCGCATCGCGCCCGCGTTTGGCCGCCAGTGTCCAGCCAGTCGAGCCGGGTTCACCAGGCTTGCCCTGAGTTTTCTCATCGCAGTGCCAGAGCGAACCACCCCATGTGACCGTATCACCAGGCAGATATTCATCACCGGATTTGAAAACGCCACGGTAAAGCATGACCGGCACGTCAAAGGATTTGGTTTCACTGCCACCGCTCGAACGGTTTACCGTTAAGGTGAAATGCCGCTGGTCAGTGCGATCAATCTCGACGCCTGCAACACCATCAACCACACATTCCCAGCCGCGCATGTTATGTGTTTTCTCGTATGCGCGCCACAGACCGCCTTTATGGGTTGCATAAGACCCACGCGGATAGCTCTTACCTTCATCAATAAATGGGAGTATCTCGAGCGCCAGCGCATCGCGACCATCTTCTCCATCCCTTGCGGGTTCAGCGGGTGGCATGGCGGCCACAGCATCAGCGATCAGCGATTTGATATCGGGAAGCACCGGCATAGATGCTGTAACCAGTTCCTCCAGCATAGGCTTAACATCGTCCGGCGTAATACTTTTCCCGTCCTGTGGTACCGGGATGGCGTCCACCACCTCGCCTACTGCGTCGGCCACGGCCTGTTTCAGCACCACCGGATCATAATCTTTTCCGTTTTCCGGAACCGGTAGCTCGCGAAAGGCTTTATCCACCATCTCCTGCAGCATTGGTTGCATATCTTGCGGTGTGACGCTTTTACCGTCCTGCGGAACCGGGATAGCAGCCACCGCCTCATCCACCGCGTCTGACACTGCCTGTTTCAGCACCACCGGATCATAATCTTTTCCATTTTCCGGAACCGGTAGCTCGCTAAAGGCTTTATCCACCATCGCCTGCAGCATTGGCTTAATATCTTCCGGCGTGACACTTTTACAGTCCTGTGGCAGGGGCAACGCGGCGACCGCTTCACTTATCATCAGGGCAATGTCGGGTAGCTGAGGTTCTGGCGGTGATGGCAGGGCAGCCACCGCATCCGCAAGCATGGCAGCAAGATCAGGAGATGGTGTGCCTTTAATTTCATCAATGGACGTTGAAATGCGGGACAATTTTTCTTCAAATTCCAGGCGCTGTGCTTCGAGGTTTTTACTGAATACCTCGCGCATTTCAGAAAGAACGAGGCCAAACTCTTCGCCTAACGCCTTTATCAGAGATAATTCGCGTTCATTCATTTGGTAAGTAACCCCCGGAGCATCGCTTTTACCGCTGATTGCTGTGCATCAGATAACGACTTTCCTTCACTTTTATCTGGTTGCTGTTGCGGTGCCTGGCTGCCTTTACCGAATGGATCCTCTGATGCATCGCGGCGGGCCAGTGCGCCAAGACTGTAATTCTGCTGCTGCAGGTACAATTCATCGCCTCCTGTTACAGGTGGCAGATTTTCACTTCGCCGCGCTTCGTTCGGTGTCATGATGGTGTTTTTTACCCCCTCACCCAGCGTTTTTATGCGGCGTTCGCTGTCCATCCTCAGAAGTGCATTTACGTCAAACTCGGTCCCGGAATCGTTTTCCAGTTCAAACGCCTCATCCAGTAATAACTCGATAGACTCAATGAGCGTCTGCAGGCACTGGGAATAGTACTGTTGCTCAAGAGCCTCAATATTGTCGTACGAAGGGAGTTCGCCGACTCCGGCCTTATAGGTGGGGACATGGAACGCTGAACAGACGATTTTCGCGGACATCTGGAGCTGCTCAACCACCTTTGCATCATCCGCTGAAATTGAGACAGGGTTATATTTGGCACCATTGCTGAGAAGCCCTGTTTTCCCGGCGTTTTCTCCCGTATACCCGGTTTCCCAGTTGGATTTAAGGATTCTGGCGTTTTCCTCCGTTATATTGCCTGGCACCTCTATCACGCCGCTTGGCTTACTACCATTGCGGAAAAAGAACGCTGAATTTTCCTGGATATGGTGCCCCTGCATCGCGGCAAGGCCCGCTGCGTAAATCGGGGAGAGACCGATAAGCGGATGGAACAGGCAGTTAAAACGGTCGTGAATAACCTCACGTGCCGGAACAGTGACTGACTTTTCGATACCCGTCATGTTGTCAGGGTTTATCTGGTAAAAGACTGATCCATCATCTGCAACCAGCGGGGTAACTTTGTTCCAGTCAATAATACGGAGTTCTGTAATTTGTCCCCGGGTGTTGCGGATTTTTAACACCACGGTATTCCCGTGGCATAACTTCGAGTTAAGCCAGCATTCGAAAAACTGGATCCTGTTCTGAAAGGCATTAGGCCGACGATAAAGCGCGGCAACAGGCCCGGCACTGTTTTCTTTCCAGATGCCGTCAGAATCACGGCGCATCATACGTAGTGGCATCTTTGAAATATCACTGGCTATCAGCGATATACATGAAAAAACAGCATGAAAGGAAAGAACAGTTTGCTGATTTATTTCAAGGTTACGCTGCCATGCACCCGCAAAGGGTTCACGAACATAACTGAGGAGTGAGGTCCAGATCCCGCGAATGGCAGGCTGTTGCAAGGCCTTCTCTTTTTTCCTGAAAGGGTTCCACATCAGCCATTCCCCGCGTTATTTTTCTTTTTGCTACCACCAGCACGTTTGTTGCTGATGTATTCCGCTTTACCCAACAGAACCAGCACCCTGGCGCACCGGGCGTTCACGTTCTTTTCATCGCCCGGAACCGAATCGTGAGTGCGTTGCAGATACCTGATTTTTGCCATGTATTACGGCGGGGTCTCCCCCGCCCTCCGTTAGCACATTAGCTGCCCTGGGTGGTGCCGTAGTTAACGCCGGAAATAACAGCAACGGCAGCAGTACGGCGGCGTTTCCAGTTGATCCAGCGCTCAGCACGGATGGCCACACTGTTCGTCTGGAACATGGAAACCAGCTCGGTACCTGTCGGCGTGATGCTGTCGCCAGTCGGATCGCTCTCCATTTCCAGAGACGCCTCGCGGGACATATCGACAGCAACACCGCCATCGTCAGCAAGGTACACATCCGGTGCATTAACCAGCACAAGCAGATTGCCAACGTACTGGGAGACAATCACCGGAAGGCCCTGGAAGGTCCCCCCAAGCAATGTCATTTCCGGGTACTCTTTCTGACCCAGCGCGTTTTTACGCATCGACAGAGCAAGTGCGGTAGTACTGGACATCAGCCACACCGCACCATTTGGTTGCAGGCTGGCGGCAACGAACACCCCAAATGCAGCCGCCGCATCATCATCAGGGTTACCTGTTGACGGAATGGCGGCGATGCCGTTGGTGATGGATGCCGGGGAAATACCGGCAACCTCTGCTTTCGACGGGCTGATAAAGTCCGTGTCCAGGCGCGCGATAACCGCCTCAGCCAGGGCGTTGCGCACCAGCGCGTCTGCAGCCGGGTTGGAAAAGCGGATCAGTTCATCAGTGAGCACAGCAATTGCGGCTACTTTCGCAAAGCTGAACGTAATCGACGCAAAGTCAAACTTCGTCAGTGGTTTGGCCTTACCCTGGCCAACCCAGTTTGCGGAACCCCCGGAGGTCTGCGCCGGGATGCGGATGTTGAACGGTACCTGACGCAGTGCCGGGATATTACCCTGACCAAAACGGCCGATGATCGTCTGTGGTCGCAGGAATTCCACAAAATCCTGTGCATAGTCCTGATACTCCACCAGCGCCCCGGCCCATGTCGGGTCAGTCGTGGTCCCGGCTCCTACAGCAGCCTTGAGAACATGATGGAGCTTCGCATCATCCGGATACTGCTTGCGGGCGATCTCCAGCGCTTCCGAACGGCTGCCATTCGCGGCGGCCAGAGCTTTGGCGAAACGGGCAAACGCAATGCCTTTTTCCAGCTTCTGTTCAACGCGGATGATACCTGGTGCGCTGGTTGTGACGGTGGTTACATCGCCGTTTGCGGCTTTGCTGACCGGCTTCGCTGTGATCGCAAGATTTGCCTCCATATCACGCAGGCGCTTAAGGTGCGCATCCACGGCCTTGATTTCAGCGGACGTGTTGTCGTAGCTCTCTTCTTCCTCAGCATCCAGGGTACGGCCATCATCCGCCGCCTTCGCCATGATGTCAGAGAGGGAAGCTGCCAGCGCTGCACGTTTAGCTTCAAAGCTTTTGATTTGTTCTGCGATATTCATCGACGTGTTTCCTTTATAAATATTGATTTTCGGTGCTGTGGCGCCAGCGGGCTTATGTGCTTTAACCACGGGTTTCTCATTGCCTGACGCGGCGAGTAACTGGCGGTCAAAAGATTTAACGGTCTGGATAGAGCATTCGGCGTTCGCCGGAATGGTCACTGCGGAGACTTCAAGCAGATCCCAGGACAGAAAGCGGATGCCACCTTCATCGAGGAACGAATATTCGATGGGGCGAAATCCGATAGACAGCCCGCGAACCAGCCCTGCCTTAATAGAAGCCCAGGCCTCATCAAGACGGGCTGCAAGCTGCGATGGCATGTCAGGCGTTGGTTTCACCAGCTTTGCGGTAATTTCCAGCCCCTCTTTCACCATCTTTGGCGTGCAAGTGCCGACAGGCTGGGAGCGGTCATGCTGCCAGAGGAATGGGGTATCGCTGCGGAACTTCGCGCCCCCCGGCTCCATGATGTCACCATCACGGTCAGGTGAAGGCGTGGAGGCGATGCCGGTGATTATCCGTTCGTCCTCATTTACCGCCTTTACCGTCATGATGGTACATGCGCGGTTAAGGGTCATTTGATGCCTCCTGAAACGAAAAAACCCGCCGGAGCGGGTCGTTTACTGACGTTAAAAGTCATATGAAAATTACCTGATAATCCTGTTTCTTCGCCTCAGGATTCAGCGCCATAAGCGAAACCGCGTTGAACAGCGCCATAAGCGGGTCGATTTTCCCCTTACCGCTGGCCTGTTTGGTAATGAGGATGGCATTACCTTTAGGCTCAACCCTGGCATTGCCGACACACCAGGACATCATCGGCTGTCCGGCATGAATCAGCACCCCCTCGGCAAGCTTGCGTTCCGTGGTTTTTATCGCCCCGCCAAGACGCCAGCCCTGACTGACACCCACGACGGAATCAGCCGGGATTTCCGCTTCGATCAGGGCATCAAGAATTTGCCCCACGCCCGACGGGTCAATGCCAATTTTGTCGAGTAACTCAGCAGTGTGGATACGGCTGACATACTCAGCCACTTCCTCCGTGTCCTGTCCGACGCGTTTAACGATGGTCAAATCACCGGCTTTCACGAAATCACTGAACCGGGACTCTTCGCTTTTACGTCGTCTGATGGCTATCTCATGCGCCCAGGCGTGGCACCAGCAAAGCCATTCACGGGTTTCACCATCACGGCCAACGGCGGAAAAGCCCAGCAAATCGTCAAGACCGCCGCCATCGATCCCGACAGTGACCACCTCGGCGCGCCGGAGCAATTCATCAAACGTCACCCTTCTGGCCTGCTGCTCCCAGAAATCCACTCCCGCCCAGCGGTCAGTACGCAGATTCAGGCCGATCTCAATGTTGAGGTGTTTGGCAAGAAACTGCTGCAGGGTTCCGTCAGTCTTCGCCTGATTTTTGCGAAGGTTGTCGGCTATCCATTCAGAACTGACGGACAACCCGATGTTAGGATTGGTGATGTAAAAATTTTCTGGCTCGAGATATGCCTTGCTTTCAACCATGCTTTCCGGGAATTCGTAAAGAATCCCCAGTGTCTTAGGATCATGTAGTTTGCCATCACGCACATCACGCCAGTAATCCAGCCGTTCCTTAAACACCCCTGTAGGGGGCTCATCGCTTTGCGTGGTCAGGTAAATCACCCAACCTTCATTTCGCGATACCTGCCCGCCCAGTGCCTCCATAAACATCGCTTCTGCGTTAGCACGCTTGCCAAACAACCAGAGCTCATCCACCAGGACGCGGCCCGATTTTTTGCCGGAAACGGTGTCGGTATCAGCAGCGACAACTTTCAACGTGTTACGCGTGACCCGGTGTGTGATGGTGCGAATGTGATCCTGAATCTGGAACATATCCGACAACTCCTCGTCTGCACGTATCATCCCGGCGGCAGGCTTGAAACTGTTGTCGGCTACCTCTTTCGTCGGTGCCAGAATCAAATGCTCTTCGTCCTCACGCCAGCAAAGGATCAGCGCCGTCAGCATGATCCCGGCCGCGATGGTCGATTTTGTGTTTTTCTTCGATATCAACAGCCCGTATTCACGAATCAACTGATTGCCGGTATCAGCCTCATAACCACCAAAGATGGCTTTAACAAAATCAAACACCCACTCCTCGGAGCATTCACCGAACGTTGGCTTGCCAGGCAGGTCAGAAACACGCAGTTCACGAAAGATACCCAGCGCCTGCATCGCCTGGTCAGGAAAAATCGGGGGTGGAATGATTGACTGCCTGCTAACCAGAAGACTTTCCCAGTCAGGGCAGGCCGTGGACCATTGCGCCATGAATTACCCTCCCTTGTTATTGACGACCAGTTTTGGCGGAGCCATAGAGCCAAACTTTCCCGCACCAGCGGCCACTTTCGCCGCCGCGTTTTTGGCATCTTTTTTCCCGGTCTCCCCTTTTTTGGGGTGAATATAGGGAAGCATTGCCTTTGCAGCATCTTTCCGTACGTCAATGTCTTCGCCTGTATTGTTCATCACCGCCATAAGGAACTGGAGCGGATCGTCATAAGTCACCGCCACCGACGGTGAGGTCGGCGGTGATTCCGGTGGGGATGTTTTTTCGGGGTTGTTTACCGCTGGGGTATAAACATTTTTTCGGTAGGCCGGAACCTCATCAACCTCGACAGTTTCCTTGTTTTTACGCCCAATAAACGCGATGACTTCCGGGTCTTTAGCCAGTTGCGAACCCTTAGACCGTGCGGATTTCTCAGAATACCCCGCCTTTATTGCCGCATCTTTTTTAGACATACCGGACATCAGCGCGACCGCGAATTTTCGCTTTTGCGCTGTTAACATGTTTACACCCTCCAGAGGGGAATTTTTTCTGTGCGTGAGGGAGGCGGCGGTGTCCGGCGCGATCGACGTTTACACCCAAACCTACCCCCCCCGGTGTTGATAATGGGTATCATTCCAAGTGGAATGGTTGCAATTGAAACTATCCCTGTATCAAATCACCACGATATGCTGAAACTCCTCAGCCGCGGGCACCGCATGCTTTAATGCTTCCTCATCAGGCTGCCTGGTTGCCGCTTCCCGCGCCGATTTCCCGGCATGGCATCCTTTGCACAGAGTCCAGAGATTACGCTCTGAGTTGTCGCCGCCGAACTGCAGCGCGATGCGGTGGTCAAGCTCGCTCTCGTGCAGCTCAATAACGCGGGCGCACATGCAGCAATGACCGCCGTCGCGTACCCAGATGCGACGTTTAAGACTGACGCGGGCGCTGCCGCTGATGCGGCGCTGCTCTCCGTATACAGGCTTGATGCGACGGGTATCGATAACCTTAAGTCGGGGCTTTAATGTCGGCAGCTTAGTCATACAACCTCCATGCCCGGCGGCGCTCAGTTCGCGCTATGCCGTCAGGGTGACGCTCTACCGGTTCCCCGTCGGCATGATCAACCAGTGACCAGCATGGATAAACCACCGGGCCACCATATGCATTGCCCACGGCATAATCAGCGGCGGCGCTGTGATCCCATCGGGCCAGTACATCCGCAACCTTTGCAACCGGCACGCTGTAGCAAACGCCATGAATCAACTGAGGCAGGGTAATGAAGTCAGCCCGCGTCTTATCAGCAGCAATCAGGCGCTCAGCAATAGCCGCCTGATACTGAGGCGGGCGGCCAGTGCCGAGGTAGAAGCTGATGAGATCGTCAGGCTTATCATTGAGCCAGGCACTAACCTTCCCGACGAAGCCATGTACAGGCAGTGCGTCATCCTCCACGACTACGACCCGACAGTTCTGTCCTGCGGCCCATTCAAGCGCACGACGATGATTCCAGTTTGCCCCGTGGTCCCCGGCATCAATCAACAGTATGGCGCCAAGAGTTTCAGCCAGACTATGAGCCTGCTTGTGTCGGGAATGGTGACCGACAACAACAAACTTCACTTGTGTTGCCACCATGCAAACTCCTTACCGATACCGTTTGTTTTGAATACCGTATGTACTCGGGGGCCAGTGACCAGCCGATCGCTAAACCGATAAGCCACAATACCGAATGCCAGCATGTCGCCTACTGCTGCGGCAGGCTGCTCCTTCTTCCAGAACCGGTTGCTTTCCGTCAGGTAGTAAAGGCGCACGATACCGTGAGCAATCGCCATGACATCCTCACGAGTGCCACCCAGCAGGCCAGCATTCAGCATCACATCATTGCGGTGCTGCTCAATGAATTGCTGGTAGATGCTTTCGGGATGGTTGCTGGCTGCCCACGGGTCAGAATAGGTTTTCGGTTCAGAGCCAACGTAAATCTGGCCAGGTACCATTTCATCCCACGGGGCATGCAGCATTTCGACATCGGTCCCATCCGTGCACCAGACGAACCGGTATTCAGGATGATCCCGAAGGTGCTGCCAGATGTGCAGCCAGCGGCGGAAGTAGACATTCATCTTCACATCAGGCACGCGCCACAGTTCAACGTCTGACGGTGCGGTGGTCAGCTCATCCACCAGCGCGATACGCCCACACTGTCTAAGCGATGCCGCCCATGTAGTCAGCATGTCTGGCGAGGCCGCCATTTTCGATCCGCGCTGCGTATCAGGCTGACTGGTGAGCAGCGTTGTGATAACCACGTCGCGCTGATTCCGGTATTCAACGTATCCTGTGAATCCTGTATCCCGCCGTTCGTTGTGGACCTTCACGTTACGTCCCACCAGCGCCTGTCGGTCCGGTTTCGGTACCGAACGTTCCACTGCTTCATGTTCATCAAGGGAATGGATCAGCTTTTCGGAGCCAGTCACATCGGCATAAGCCCACGATGTCATACCTGCGTTATGGATGCGCAATGCGAGATCGCTGTGTTCGTACATCCCGCGCCCGTAAACCGGATCAAATCCGCCCACCTTCTCTATCGCGCTGCGGTGGTAATACAGCATCACGCCACGCTGCCCGGTATAAGCAATGTGCTTATCGTCACGATAAAGAACAGCTATATCATTGAGCTTGTTAGGCCCAGCCAGATCAAGGAACTGATAAGCCAGATGCGGCTCTGGTGATTCGATATAGGGAAGATGCCAGGCGGGGGAAATAGGCCATGCATCATCGTCAAACAAAAACAGGTGTTCGCACCCGGCATCCATCAAGGCTGTCAGGCTGGCGTTCTTAGCCGCCACAATGCCCTGTGACGTTTCCAGACGAACAAGTTCAATGCCTTCCGGCACAGTGGCGGCAGGCTGTGAGCCATCATCAATAACCACCAGCAAAGAACCTGCCGGGAGATAGTTAAGATGTTGCTCAATAGCCCTGGCTAAAACTGCTGGTCTGTTGTGTGTAGTTATCGCTATGCCGATCCGTACTGATACGCTACTGGCGGGAACATACGGGACACCATCTATAGTGACCTGCATAGTCACTTCCTCGCATACAGTAAGCCACCCGGTTTGATCGCATTAGCAATAGCATCATTCACAGCCTGGTTAATGATTTCTGTAATAGCAGCCTGAGCAGAGGCCAGATCCGCCATCATCGCTTCTTGTCTGGCGTGTGTTGCTTTCATCGCTTCAACAATAGCGTCAACATTCGCCTCTATTTTGAAACGGTCAGCCTTGAATACCAACTCGCTTACAGAACGTGGTGGCCGCTTGCCAAATTTGCTATCCACCAGATAGCTGATGGCGAACTCTTGCCCGGTAGGTGTGAGGAAGTTGTAATGATTTTCCCCGGCGAACGGCGTCACCGTATCTTTCGTCACCACATAACCCAGTTCACGCAGTTCAGCAGCGCCAGCCTTTGATGGCAAATCGCCATCCACCAGCGCGCCACGGAAGAAAAGCGCATGCAGGACATCGCCAGCAGCGCCGGAAAGTTCTTTGCTCATGGTTGTTTCCTTTTAGATGTGAGCCTGTCGCACGGGAAGACCGCCCGATAACGCGGAATGCCCCAGGCTCACTACTGAAAGATATCATTAGGCTGTGAGTGCGAGGCGCATAAAAAAGCCCCGCGTTCGCGAGGCTTTTTTATTATTGGATGATTATTTGATTAAATTTTCACGTTTCGCCATTGTCAGATAAGATATTTTTTTGTCGCCACCTTTTTTAACGCTTTGTAATTTCACTTGTATTTTTAGTAAACCCATAAGCATTGGAATGGCAGCGCCTCTAATAACTTCAACAGGGTGAGTACTTTGTAAAGCATTAAGTAAGGTTAGACCTCCCGCAAATAATTGACCCGCGTCAAACTCAATGGTACGTCCAATACTCATTTTTATGGGGCTTTGCCATGTTTCTTGATTTAATTTTTCTAACCCATCAATGGCTTTCTTTAATTTTGCTATAGACTTAGCCTTTTGAAGATGTATATCCCCAGAATTCATGATTTCCAGATAAAGCTCATCCAAATACTCATGGAACTCCAAGAGCGCATCAGACCTTCTTTCTTTGAATTCAAGCACATCATGCAATGGCACATCAATCTGTGGAACAGGGAGCTCATCAAGGAGATCAAATCGTATGGTTTCTTTTAATTCTGCTCGCCCTGGCGCAACATTTATATCCTCGTTAAGGAAATGTAAACACCAGTCTGTATCGCCGTTTTTAGCTCTTAACTCTTCCAGTGCCTGGAGTTGGATGTCGGCATAAAACTGAGGGATGTCCCCTGCTGATATTGCGCCCGCTTTTAAAAAAGATGGTCTATCAAGAACACCACAGTTGATTAACTCATCTTCATTCTGAAAACCAATATGAATCATGCTTGTTGGAGCAACAAGTCGGTCCCAGTATAAAACTAAATAGTTCAAGTCCTGAGGGGAAACATGTCTACCCGATGCAAAACCGGTGCCTTCCTGATTTCGAATAAACTCTACTGGTGAAAAAACCACTCCACGTTTCATAATCAGCTCTCCTGTGATGAGGACAAGCTATATTAACGCTCCGTAAAGTTTAAATGTAGCATTATCACAGGCACTCAGTGAATGCCTGCTGTAATGCCTTAGCAATCAGCATCGGGGCGCGCAACAGCGCGGCAAGCCCACATGCAAGCTTCCTGCATTTTGGTTCGGGCAATCGCCAGACAACGCAGCGCTTCTGCACGCTCTGTTTCAGCATGGCTGCCACTCTCTACAACCTCCAGAGATAGGTGCGTGCGTTCAAGGTCGAGAGTTTCGCAAAAATTACGGCTAATCTCTTTCAGCTCATTCATTTGCGCGATATCGTCGGCGTCCAGGGTTCTATACCCCTTAACAGTACTGCCGTCCTGCGGTTTTGCTTCGCTCATTGCGTTACCTTTCTCGGGATGGGTTATGCCATGTCATAAGGAATGGCGAACTTTTATCATTTATAATGGGCGATGATGTTCCATAAACACACGGTATTAATACTTAATAGCTTTCAATGAGAGGTATTCATGGGGTTTATTACTTGGGAAGAAGCAAAGGAAATCACTGAAAGTTACTTTTCTCCATACAAATGCGTAGTGGATGCTAAAGAGAGTGATTACAAAAACCAAATCCCCTTCGTCATCTATTACAATCATGAAGAAAATGCCGATCGCTATGGGCCACATATGATTGTTGGATTCAATAAAAAAGATCGGCTTGAGCTTGAGTTAGCTGCGCATAAGGAGTCTTTTATGGAAACTCTTAAAGGCAGGTAAATTCATTACTTTAAACACTACTCACGCACATACGCCTGCAGGCCAGTTAATTGGCTGGGCTGATGTCGATGTAATACTCTTTACCCTGCTCAAACTGGCTGAACGCAACAGGGTTAGAGATGTGCATTTGCAGCAAACCGCCGGGTGTGTACTTCGACCAGGTTTTATTTTCTGGCGTATCGTCGGTTACAGGACTCATGTGAACAGTACAATTAGAATTGTCGTCAGCTTTCTGGATAAAGTGGCAGCGGAATTTTGCTCGTACAGTCATAATCAACTCTCTTTGTTGGTTTTTAATTAAGGATATTACGATGAAGTGGATGCCAAGAGGTAGTCGGGGTCAACGGGCCGTTCAGACGGTGGCGAGAAACTCACGCCGTCGCTCAGGCAGAAGCACCGAGACCTCAAGTTCAGACTCAAACCCGCCGGCTCACTCATTTAACTGGGTTATGTGGGGCATAGTTGCGTTCATAATGTACAAGATGTTTTTTGGATAACTATAAAGCCATTATCTTAAACACTGCTCACGCACATACGCCTGCAGGCCCGTCAGTTGTTTGGTGACTGTTTCGATTCGCTCTCTGGGAGGGGATAACCCCGTTCAGCGGATTCTGACGGTCGAGGCGAAACCATAATCCATGCTCAACACATTCATTCAGTGTTTGCTGAGTCTGGTTTTGTCATGGACATCCCTTGTTTTATAGTTGTCATAATAAGCACTAAGGAAAACTGTTATGAACGTTAAAGTATTCAGAAGTGACTGCCAATCAGATAGTGAATCTGCCTATCGGGATTGGCTGCGAGAAAATCCAGATGGTTTTGTGGTTAACGCACTAAAGTGCACCAACGGAAAGGGCAACAGGAGTGATCAACGTTTTACTCGCGTTCACCGGACCAACTGCAAAACAATTAACCCACTGCTTAGCCAGATAGAGAAGGCTGGCTTCACGACGGGACGTTATCAAAAGCTATGCGCGAATATCCTTTCCGTGGCAGAGATCGAAGCCCGAAGGATTACTGGCCTCGAAACCGTTAAACCGTGCCCCTGCATCGGACGCAGTCACGCCCTCACGACGGATCTCTCAGTGGTCATGACATAACAAATCGCCCGATAAGGAGGAAAACCCCAGGCTCACGACTGAAAGTTATCGTTAGGCTGCGCGTGCGAGGCGCATAAAAAAGCCCCGCTATTGCGAGGCTGACTTACTTCGTGTATTGCTTATTTCGGGCTATCTTCGAAAATAAAATCGTCAGAGCCAAGACGATGAGATCCATATGCCGATTCATAGTCTCTGCCCAACATACCGGCTTTTGTATCAGCCATGTCCTTTGAGGTATACACGCCGACCAAATGCCAGGGCTACGACAAACAACAGCCCATCCCATAACCCATCCCTGATTATCAGGGTTTCTTTTCAATCCTTCTGCTACAAACATAGTCTTCTCCTTTGGGTACCCGGAGAACATGCTATGAAATTGAGCAGCAGAAAGAAACGATCCTAAACAAAAGCGGCAGTGATAGACAGGTGAGCTAAGTCAGGTCGGTTATGCTCGACAACCACATCCGTATCTGACCCGACCACTTCATACTTTTTCAAGTAAGGGCTGGTTACTTTGCCAGATAGCGTCTCTTCAATTAATACCTTTCCGGCCTGGATTACTTTAAACGTTACGTTTGCACCCTGGACAATACCATCAGCAAACTCCATCAGGTTGTTAATGGTAACTTTGAGATTTTTCATTTCTAACTCGTTAGTGTTTGCGCGAAAGCGCAATAAAAAAGCCACCAGCGGATGCCAGTGGCTTGGATGTGGTAATCAGGAAGGGATTCGAACCCTTGAGCCAATGGGTACAGGTCGTCAGCACCACCCACGCAGCTTGTAGCTGCGTCGCGCTTAGTCCGGAACGGTTTTACCCGCTATCTCGCGCACCTGATTGATATGCTCAAACATTATCACTGGCACTCAGTGAATGCCTGCTGTAATGCCAACAAAAAAAGCCCGCCTAAGCAGCCCTTTGTACTTTACATAAGCTTTATTTTTACTTGATAACCCTCAAGGCCAGACATGGTCTCATTCGGTATAAACTCGATCTCAGAAACCTCTTTGCCTGTTTTCTTGCGCAGCTCAGCAATTTTTTTAGTAATAAGAGCAGAAATCTCTTCCTCAGCTTTACGCTCCAGTTCTTCGTGTTTCATGCACGATCTCCTTTTTCACATAACCTTTTATAAATCATAGGTTATCTTCCCAGAACGCGCTCAGGAATCATCATCCTGGATATTTCCTAAAGAAGCCTGTTAGCTGCACTAACTATCTCTTCTGACGAGAGTTCTCTGTCAGAAGCAACATAAATTTCAGTTTGATCGCCTGTAATCGAGTAACTCCCTACACGCATAATCTTGAGATGGATTTCTTCACCATTTGGATAATTTCGCAGGATAGTTGTCACAGCTTTAATGGTTTCTACCACAATAACTGGCTGAGCATTGAAGAACACCAATACCTTTCTCATTTTATACCTTGCTACAGGTCTGCTGCATGTAATTGAGCATCTGATAAATATCATCAGAAAAGGCCGCACAAACTCAGTGCGGCCTTGCTTAGTGTTAACCGGGCAAGATGCATCCTGTATCCCTGGAGCCACCCAAAAGGAGACAGGAAATCTGGCCGGGGTAACAGGCTCTGTCATTTGGTGTTGGCTTTGCTGACAGAACCATCATTGAGACTATGGCATTAATAGGAATTAGCAAATTTTATTTATCAAACCAATCGGCAAAATTTATCAATGCCTTGATTTTATTTGTGTTTGTCAAGAAAAATAATAAAATCAATAAGTTATTGACTTTCAGTTTATCCTGGTAAAGGAACTGCTCACATACATACGCTTGCAGGCCTTACGATAATTGGTCATAGTTTTGATTCGCTCTCTGAGGGTGAAGTAATCCCGTTCAGCGAATGCCTTTTGCGCGGGAGATGAGATGCAAAACTTAAGAAAAATCCGAATAAAGCGGATATCTAGAACGTATCCCGCGCTTACGCTTGTTAAATATGGGTTTCTAACAAAACTTAAGTCGACTCATAAGGCAAGAGCGCCTCGCCAGGGCTCATCTCAAGGATGAGGTTTAACTCCTCTTATCAGTTCTGGCTGGCCCGCTTAAAGCCCATAAAAACTGATCTGCATTATTGAGCCCTACCACGATGGGGCTTCTTTTTTATTTCTGGCGCTGTTGCTCTATTTCACGAATTCCCGCGAAATTGTTATTTCCCTGCTCAATAGTGGCTAGTAGAGGCTGAATCCACAAAACTGCCTGGCAGTATGTCAGCCCGCCGGAGGGAGAGGAACCACCATCGGCTGAGTCAGGCCCGGTGGAATCGGAGTGCATTGCCCCGGCACGTAAACGGTTCGTGTATTCGAGCAGCCCACCAGCAATATCATCAGGAACAGGCAGATCGCAGGTTTTATCACGGCGTAATATCTCCCGGTATTTGATTACCGTTGTTTCGCTGTTCCCGACCACAATTGCGTTTGCCCGCGCGGCGGTCTCAGCGGTTTTATTGAAGCGGTTTATGTTGAATGCCTGAGTGGCTATTACCTGACCCTGCAGAGCATTGTCTGACTTGAGTACGCGGTTTTCACTCTCAGCAGTTGCGGCTTTGTCGCTGTAGTGAAATGCTGACCATGCCAGACCGCCGAAGATGCTCAGGATAAAAACGCCGATCACAGCGAAATAACGAATCTTCATCAGGCACCATCCAGGCAGAGAGCCTTTTCTTTTCCGGCACGATCCACCAATCCCGGCAATATCTGGCCGCCTCCCCATACCCAACGGGTAAACTGGTTACAGGCTGCGGTGATGTTGCCACTACGGAATAGGGCAAACATCTGAGAGGTTCGCAGATTTCCGCACCCGGCACGGAACGTAACTGAAACAGCAGCACTGAATGCGTTATTGGACAGGTTGCGTCCGTTGCCGTAGCGATTTACGCATGACTCAGCATCAAGAATGTTTGCCTGCCAGTCAGCAGCAATTTGCGTATTAGTTTTACGCGTTCCGGCTTTTACGCCGTGAGTGTTGCCTATACCGTCCGTCAGAACACCAGCGGGACAAACGTAAGGATCACGGCGGCAGGATTCAGCATTACCGATAAGCTCAAGTCCGCGCTGATTGGTTCGCACCTGCCCGTTGCTTACGACGATAGCGATGATTGCCATCACTGAGCAGACAACACCACCAGCGACTTTAGCTTTACCCATCACTCACCCCTGGCGGCTTTGCGCCGATCCTCTTTGATTTTGAAATAAAGATTGGTCAGATACGTCAGCAGACCAAAAAGAATACTTGCGAGAACACCTAACGCTGCCCACTGCGAGGGCGAGACTTTATCCAGTAGCTGGAGCACCCAGAACCCTCCGTTTGCTCCGGCAAAACCGTAGCTCACACCAGTTGTGATTTTGTCCATTCGATACATACTCCACCTCCACGTTTGGGAAGTGCTGTGCGTGATTGATGAAAGGAGGGATCCAGCCTTCGGGCGATTTCGTAAAAGTGAAGGTTATGTGTGATTCCCGAGGCCAGAAATGAAAAAACCCCGCAGGAGCGAGGTTTTAAATTTGGTTTAAGTCCGTGTACAAGTGACAACTCTTAACACCTTATAGTAAAAAATGCGGACCGCGCTAATGATTTTATGATAATTTTTTACTTTCTTATAAGGAGGTAACTATGCATACGAAATTGGTACCTGTTGCATCACATAATGGTTTTAAATTAAGTGAACCCATCGAATTTGAAGATTACCTTTGCCTAATAACAGGAGTAAATGGCATTGGGAAAAGTCGATTGCTAAATAGCATAGCAAATGGGAAAACAAAACTATACCTAGACAATAACGAAATCCCAACCAATGAAATACGACTCATTGATATTAATGAATTAAATCATACCATCCTTTACCCCTCCGGTGGGATTGATAAAACAACACTACTCGCTCGAAATATTATGACATTAATTGAACAAAGCGAGGGAATTGAAACGTTACCAGACACGTTCCCCATGCAACTAGAGCAAATGCAAAGAGCGTACTCCGGAGTGGAAATAAAAGTAAAAGATATCGTTAAACGTGCTTGTCATTTATTTGATACTGAACCTCAACACTTACAAAAAAGACAACTTGAATTATCTATTTACGCCAACAATGAATTATCAAATGGTTCATTAAATGAAATTTTTAGTGATACTCACTTATCATTAAGTCAATTAACCGTAAACTATTACCAAGCAAAAGAATGTAATGACCTTCTGGAGTACTTCAATAAGAAAGATCCACACATCAAATTCATTGATGAACATGTTCTTCTAGAAAAAATAGGAAAAAAAAGTCCTTCCGTTATTTTCAATGAAATAATCCATGATTTATTTAAAGGTAAATTCAAAATATCAGAGCCGAACTTAAAGAAAACACCATTAGAATCGTATGAGCCGAAGTTATTAGATTTATACGACAATGAACTTAATCCAAAAGACTTATCTTCTGGGGAAGTAACAATATTCTGGCTTGTAACAAAAATTTTTCAAACATTCTACTCAGCCATTGGCATAAATTTTACCAAAGCCAAAGTAATACTTATGGATGAACCTGATGTTCATCTTCATCCAATGATGATTGTTGATTTCTACAGATGTCTAAAAAAACTTCATGATGAACTACATATAATATTCATATTTAATAGCCACTCGCCGACAACTGTTGCACTTGCAGATTTTGACAATATTTTTAAATTAACATCTGTAAACAACATTGATTTTTCATTAGAAAAGATAACTAAAGATGGGGGTATCTCTATTTTATTGGAAGGGGTAACACAGATAACAATTAACCCTGAGAACCGAAGAGAGGTATACGTTGAAAACGTTAACGATGCTAATATTTACGAATTAATTTATAGAAAAATAAAAAACAAGACTAAGCTAACCCCTGATATTACTTTATCATTTACAACACCAGCATCTAAAATCGTCGATAGCCAATTACATCAGCATATAACCTCAATATATGAAAATGACGAAAGAGTAAAGCGTTTAATTGAAAAGATTAATGGCCAGGGCAATTGCGAGCAGGTCATAGGTACAATTGAGAATCTAAAAAAAATAGGAAATAGGACAGCGGTTGGTCTAATTGATTGGGATGGAAAAGATAGGAAAACTGATAGCGCAGTAGTAGCCCTTGGCAAAGGGTATTGTTATGCCATTGAAAATGCAGTATATGACCCAATAAGCATCTTTGTATTTGTTTCTAAATTTAAAGATCCATCCTACTTTTGCAGTTGCAATGCAGGCTCAAATAAAAATGAAATATTACCTAACAACCAGCTCCTGCAAGAAATATTTGATAGAATCATGAGTGATATATTAGGTCACGAAAATCGACGCGATCACCAAGTAACTTACATGAATAAAATCACTCTATTAGCGGACAAAGAATATTATAGCACCAAAGGAAAAGATATTGAGAAAAGGGTTTTGACTACCTATCCAGAGTTAAAAAAAATACAATCTTTCAATAACCATATGACTGAAATGTACAACCTTCTCAAGTATATAACGATTGACGAATTAGACTGTCAGTTTATAAATATTGTGTTTGAAGAAGCATTTATCAAACTTCAAGCCGCAAAATAGTTGTATTTATGTGCAGCATGGCAAACATAAGTTTGCCATGCATTTTTTAACACTCTAGTTCAAGTCTTACATTTAGCATCGACAAACACCCCTCAATGAATCCTTCTGCTAACATGATTTCAATGCGGATCTGTTTTTCGCTTTTCTTCCTGCTCTTTGCCATTTGCCTTTTAGAAACCATATAGACGTAATGGGTAACCAGTAAGTTGTAATCGTACGGACGCTTTTGTTTCAGACGTGCCATGCATCCCTCAAGCGTTAAGCCGTCATCATCGGAACACATGGGTCGGGTTTTGCTCGTTTGTGGCAGTAGCCCCTTAAATCCTGCTGCTATCGGGGAATAGTCGACACCGCAAGAATCACTGGCCGCCCAAGCCCCCCATAACTCCAGAACTTTTTGAATGTCGCGCATAGTTTTCTCCAGATGTCAGGCCAGAACGCCGAGCGCAAAGGCACGGTCCAGCAATTTGATAATGAGTTCAGGTTGCGTGCCGTACTGGCGCTCGAACGCCGCCGGGCTGTTGTGAAGCTCGGTATGGTGTTTTCTACAGAGCGGAATGGTGAACGCGTCGTGAGCTTTGGTCGCGATGCCACCCTGCCCCCAGCCAATCAGATGATGGGCATCATCGGCGGGGTTGCCGCAGCACGTACACGGTTGAGTCTTAACCCAAGACAAGAACTTTGGATTTTCCCAGCGGGTGCGTTTTGGTCGCGCATAAAGTGTCTGCGGCGCCACGGGATCAACCGTGACTGAAACCACGGGCTTTACGGCTGGTGGCTGAGGTAATGTCACCTTTTTCACTTTCTCCGCCAGTATGCTGGTGGCTGGCAGAGACGGGACAATATCGGATTCGCGCATAACAGACGGCATTGTTTCAACGGGCAAACCAAGCACCCGGCGGGAAACTTCTTCCGGTATGGCATCAGTAACACCCCGGAGAATGGCCCACCAGCACAGCTCCGGGAGGGTTACTTCGTGGTCGTCGGTAAATCGCAGCTCACCGCGAATGGCGCGCAAAATCCAGGTGGCGGCATTTTTGGCTACGATTTGATCCAGTTCCTGGCTGGGGGCTTCACGCAACTGGTTATCGCAGTGCCAGCAAAGCAGTGCGGCGCCACCGGCATGGCGATGCGTAACCAGCTCTTTGTGGTGATAAGTTGAGTGCGGCCACTGGCACTGTTTACCGCGGTGCCGTAACCAGGCCTCAAGCCCATTAATACCACCAGCCGCATTAATAACCTTTTGATGAGTGAAGAACGGGCATAATGCCGGATCATCAATAAGCATCTGCCGGGCAGGCGGTACGGCGCCCGAAGGAAGGTCAGCCATATTTTCTGGCTGACGCTCTACCAGTACGCGACCAGAAGTGAAAATATGCATTAACTCGCGACCGGGACGCAGAAGCACAATCCCCATATCCCGGGCGATATCCGGTTTCAGCAAGGCGCGCATGCCGCCTCCCGAATTATGATTTGCCCGATCTCGCCCCACACTTTAGTTATGCGGCAATCCCAGATGTGTGCATCATCAGCAAAAATGGCGTCCATTAACGCTTTCAGCATATTGTCGCAGTCAGGCTTAGCCTGGTGTGGCTGGCCGTTATGTTGCTGGCGTTTCTTTTTGCTCCAACTGGCGGGCATAGGAAGAACAAACGTGACATGAGCACCAGACTCAGGCAGGGCTACACCACGCAGCCGCACCTCATCGCAGAACGCCCGGTAACGCATAACCTCAGGGCGCTTTTTCCATTTGTCGGCGCGAGTCATACGGGGCTTGCCCATCGGCACGATTGGATAAATTTGCATACTCACTCCCAGTGCCTCCACTGGTAAGTTTTATCTGGACGCGGGGGGGTTTCTGACTCAGGTAATCTGGCACTGACAATCCAGCTCTTATAGTCAGGAGCAAGGCTTTTTTCGGTTTCGACGTGCTTTGCCGTGTAGCGGGCCACCAACTCGGTGGCTTGTTCGGCGGTGAGGTCGGTATGGGTGAACCAGCCTTTTTTCATGCAGCACCTCGCCCGGCGGCAAGATGTGCGAAAACGCTGGCGTCAATAAGCGTCAGATAAATGAGGTAATTCGGTGTTTTTAGCGCCATGGTATTCCTCCGTGGCGCAGCAGATGCCAGTTGTTCAGGCTGGCTAAGTGACTATATCAGAATGTGGGGCAACCTGGTAACCGGCGCGCTGGAGCATTTGCATAAACAAGTTAGGAGTACCGACAATCTCCCCCGGCAGCATGGGCCGAAAGCTGAATTTATCTCCCTGCCTGTACAGCAACGCCTTGCAGCGGGCGGGCATGTCGAACGTCAGTACCACTACGCCATCTTCATGGCGAACCAGATCATACCTGGTCAAATCATCACTATCCACACTATCCACTAACCCCCCTTTGCGCCCCAGACGACGCGTCCACTCTTATTTTTTTCTGGCTAAAGCCAACAGATCAAACACTGTTGATATATACAGTATTTTAAAGGATGGCATTAATCAACACAAAATAAATGAATGATATTTATGATTATTTTATTTTTGCTTTGGCTGACAATTTCGTTTGAAAGAAAGCGTTTTTGAGATTAAATGGTTGATTTTGCGTAATTCAGAGGGGGTAAAGCGGAAGGGTGCGATCAGTAATTAATCACTTATGCAGATCAATTTTATCATATCGATCGAAATTATCGATCATGATAGGAAGTAAAAAGCCGCTGGAGCAGCGGCTTGAATAATCAATCACACATAGTGTTGATTTACGGTTTTGCAATATCGTCTTGCAGTGCTTGATCATGCACAGACATTGAGTGATCAACATCACGCAGATATTTTGCAATTTCCTTACTGCGCAAAGCCGCAAGCGCATCTTCAATTTCTTTTATTTCTGAACTGCTAAGCCCCGGCTGCTTTTTTAGAGCCTCAAGATTTTTACGCGCTTTACGTAAATCAACCCGAAACCGCAAATCTTCTCCACTAGGGACATTTATAAGGGTAAGAAGCAAAAGAAAGAAGTGCGCAACAACAACCGCGACTCCAGGAATGAAAGAGTTGAAATCGGATGACAGGCCAACAAAAGCAGCAGTTTTGATTAGAATCATGTTGGCCCATGGAGTACACCAGGCCTGACAGGCAAGATATTTCTTGTGCTGAATCATCCCTGAGCATCCTTTTGGTGCTTAGACTCTCTCTTAATTTCATTCAAGATGGAGGCTAAATCCCGGGCATTTTTTGCATCTAGCGACGCCTCACGGAAATGCTTAACACCATTGCTATCAATGTAAGTGAGCCTGAGTGTCTTGCTAGGCTTCCACCATACAAGAAAACGATAAACTGCATATCGGGCAGCCAAGCAAGTGACCACCCCTACAGTAATTATCGACATGACACTTAGAATGGACATTAAGTTACCTATAAGATGATTCTGCGCTCATCTGCCGCACGATGCCTTACAACGCGTGTGATAGTGTACGTGGGATTACCAAAATTACCATTGGTCTCTTTAACACTTTTCGTCACACTCACTACAAAAAGGTCATCTTTGCTGAAGCTCAGAGTATTTTGATTGACCCGTTCCAAAAAAGCTTCATCGCTCATTTTAACGCTAACATCCTCTCCATTAGGTAGGATCATTCTCCATCCTGCATTTGAAGTAAAACTCAGTTTGGAGAACTTAACGTTAATCTCGAGTTCTTCAACATGAGTGATTTGCTCTAAAGTAAATTTTACAGGTTTAAAAGCTTCTGAATCATCCTTCGGGATTAACACGACCTCACGATCCGCATTCTTTATCTTGAAGCTCGACGAACCGTCTGTTTGAAGCGGGTCATAAACCAATCTTGAAATCTCATTACGGATCACAGGGCTAGTTACAAGTTTTTGTACGTTGATGGGGCATTCGATGCTTTCATCGTCTACAACCAATCTAGCGGTATTGTTCGATTCATCAATCAATACTTCTTGTGGTTTTCGACCGCGCAACCATTCGATAACACCAAGAGCTGTACCTACGCCAGCACCAGTAGCCCCTGCAAAACCGATAAGCTGTAAAGTTGATAAACTTCCTAAAACTGAAACAAGCAGGACAAATGAACCTTCCTGTGTTGCCTTAATATTTACCTTAGGGGCAGATGCCTCACCATGGATTATCTTTTCAGCATTCTCAATCAATCCACCCAGCGCTGTTAATGCCGCACCAAGTGTTTGGGCATCAATTTCGTTATCAGCGTAGGCATCTCCGCCATAAGATATTTCAAAATCAGTAAGTTGCTGCGCAGTCATTAATAATCCTTTGTTTATGATTTTTCTTAAACTGTACGATACCCGAAATAAGGATAAAAACATCATGGTTTTTCTTTAATGTTAATATATAAGCAAGCTATTTCTAATTAAAAAAAACCTCTCAAAACTGAGGGGTGGTGTTTATGCAGCCTGATGTCCAACCGAGCACAATTCAGGCAAATTAGCCCTTACAAGCGCTTCGGCGAACGGTGGCGGTACCGCGTTGCCGCACCGGGCCACCTGCTTGTCTTTTGCGTACTTCACGCCGCGATAGTCGCGGTCAATGATGTACCACTCCGGGAACCCCTGGGCCCGGTAAAGCTCACGAGGTTGCAGCATGCGCATGCCAATATCAACGATGCGGTACACCACCCCCTCAATCGTTACAAACTCGCTGATGCCGTACTCATGCAGGAACGCAGTCACCTGGTCCGCCCGGTGTTCGTCATAGTTGTTCTCAGCCAGCATCGTGCGCACTTCGCCAAAGTGCAGGCCACCAGCCGTTACGGTTTGCAGCGGAGTGTCGGTTGGTTGCCCAATGTTGGTACCGCGCATTTTTATCACGCTTGAAGTGATCAGGGCGTGATGATTTCCAGTCGTAACAGTGTGCGCTGGCGCGTCAACCAATCCACCTGAATGCCCGGTATTGTTCACCATGAGGTTAGCAGTAACCAAAGCATGGTGGTCTGTAGTGGTGACCGTGTGCGTAGGTTCGTCCAACCCGATGCCAGCACCTGAGTAGTTGCCCCCAAAGTGTTTGACCAGATTCGCCGCCACCAGCGCAAATTTATTGCCCCCGGCGGTGACAGTACCCAGTGGTTTCTCAATCTGGAGAATACGCGGTGCCTGTCCCACTCGCTCCCCGTATCCCATCTGAATCATGGTCGCTGATACCAGTTGCGATTTTCCGCCACCACCAGCGGTTACGGTAGCGCTCGGCTCGTCAGCGCGGTGACCGACGCTGTTACCGAACTGTCTGGCAATTACAGGGGCGATAACGCAGGAGTGGTTAGTGTTGCACAGTGTATGCATCGGGTTTTCAACGCTGCGCGGCTTAGCTGAATATTTCGGGCCGCCAGCGCCAGCGATAAACGGTGAAATAGCCGCTTCGACAATACCGAGCGCGTGACCGTTCCCGCCAGGGCGTTTTGATGTGCCGGCTGTCACCGTCGGTACCGGTTCAGTTACCTCATGCCCTGTTGCTCCGGTGCGGAATTTCGTCAGGTGCGGAACGGCCAGCGCGAAACCGTGTTTCTTGGTAATGGTCTGGGTGGGTTCGTCCAGCGACTGCCCACGGAAACAGTCATAATTCGTTTTTGTACTGGTGTGATTGCATTTCACGATAAACGGCGTGGCGCTGTTCACCACAAAACGCTCAATGCCTCTCGCGATACGGCGCATTGTATTGGCTGCAAGTGGCTTTTTACGGTCAAAAATTGACGGACACGGAATTGACCAGTCGATACACTCCGCCGCCGTTCTCCAGGGTTTAAGCTCACCTGATTTAACCGCGGCTGTTTTCGGATCCCCGTGGGTTTGCTCCGGCCAGCAGATTGCGGCTCCGTCGCAGCGCATCACCATGAAGAATCTTTTTCTAATCGTCGGCGCGCCGTAATCACATGCGCGCAGTTCACGATGTTCGACCGCATAACCCAGCCCGGCAACCAGCTTTTTCGCCTGTTTGCTGTTTGGCTCGATATTCAGGAACTCACAGCACTCGGCCAGCGCCGGATGATCGGCGATGATGCCATCGGAGAGCATGCAGACAAACGCGTTAAACGTCTCGCCTATGCGCTCCGGGTCTGGCCGCATTTCCGCCGCCAGCAGCGGTCCCCAGGTGCGAAATTCCTCGACGTTCTCCAGCATCATCACGCGGGGGCGCACCGTCAGCGCCCATCGAACCACAATCCAGGCTAAGCCCCGAATGGCTTTTTCCACCGGGGTACCACCTTTCGCTTTGGAAAAATGGCGGCAATCCGGGCTAAACCATGCCAGCCCCACTGGCATACCTGCGGTGACAACCGGCGGATTTACGTCAAAAACACTCTCGCAATAGTGCAGCGTGCCGGGGTGGTTTGTGGTGTGCATCGCCACAGCATTCTCGTCGTGATTGATAGCGATATCCACGCTGCGGCCAAGTGCCATTTCAATCCCGGTAGATGCTCCACCGCCACCAGCAAAATTATCAACGATGATTTCAGATTGTCTCACGAGTATTTCTCCATAACGATGGCCAGCGATTTGGCGGCGTCCACGATTGACGGTACGGGCATTTTTTCCAACCACATGCGGTTTATGTGATGTTTGAGGCGGCGCTGGTGGTGCGCCGGGAGATCCCCGGCGCGTTCAACTTGTGAGTAAACCAGCGCTACCTCTGCAGGCCAGACAGTCTCGGGAACATCCAGCAGCAACAAGGATTCCAGTTCGCTGATGCGACTGCAGGCATAGGAGATAAGCGAATCTGTCATGCGACATGCCTCCCTTCGTCAACGCCATTTCTCCCGCATGCCGTGCTGTAGCTGCGCGGGTCACTATCTATGCCAATGAAATTTCGCCCGGTCAGTTGGCATGCAACACCCGCCGTGCCACTTCCCATGGTGAAATCCAGCACCAAATCGCCAGGGTTGCTGTATGTCTCAATCAGGTACCGAACCAAATCCAGCGGCTTTTGCGTGTCGTGGTATTTTCTTTTCTGCTTATCGCTTGAGAAAAACTGAACATCGCGCGGGTACCGACTGGTTGAGTCGTACTCAGTCAGGGATAATGCCTTGCCGTATACGTTGGAATTCACCGTTTTTCGCTTCGATTTTTTCCGCGTATGACCGTGAGTGATCTGCGGGTTGTAAGTCGGTTGGCGACGGTAAAACACCTGGACGTTTTCATGCGCCCTCAATGGCTGAATTGCGACATTGAAAAAACCAGTCGCGTTACCCTTCTCCCAGATCCATTCGGTTCGCCAGTCGCGCAAATTGCTGTTGACCAATACACTGGTGAACGGCTGCGCCGAAAACAGCACGATAGCCGCCGAAGGCTTAGCCACACGATATAGCTCGAGCCACATCCGGGGCAAATCCAACGGGGTATCCCAACTGCACTGAGTCGTGCCGTAGGGAATGTCAGCGCAAACCATATCGATACTGCCGCTGGCTAATGTCGGGAAAACATCGAAACAGTCACCGAAAAATAATTCAATGCTCACTCAATACCTCCCTTCGCAAAATGACCCCATTGGGTTAGCTCAGTCATTCCAGGCATCAAGTTCGTCCTCAATCTCTTCGTCGATTTGATTCGTGGTTGCTTCTTTGTCCAGTTGGGCACATGCCGCTTCCTGGTACTGCTCCCGACGTTCGTCGTACCAGTTCGAAAACTCTGGCGTCCAGCCCCGCCCGTCATCCCCCGCCCAATCTTTCCATGCCATTTCGTCTGCAACGCGCTCGATCATGCAATCAGCGGTTGTCAGCGCTGTTTCGCGGAAATACTTTTTGTGTCGTTTTCTCCAGTAAAAACTCCATTTAGAATCGCACCAATTGCGGACTCGAACTTCCCAGCGGCGAATGCACCGTGCTTTAAGTGATTTGCTCATCCCTGCGCTCCTTTGCTCTCGCGAAGCTGGCGGGCCATCGAGTCGAACTCATTTGCCAGGCACGCCATTTCTTTCAACGTCGGTGAGCGCTCTTTGAGGCAGATTATTTCGTGGCGCACCGAATCTGCTGCATAGCTGAATGCATCAGCTCGTGCTTCTTCTCGCAGGGCTGCGATTGCTGCGGATGTGGCGAGGGATTGCATGCAAGCTATGATTGACTTCATTCCAGCCAACAACGCCTCGTCCTCCGAAGCTCCATTACCTTCTGCAATTGCGGACGCTGCTGCACCTTCCTCGCTATGTTTTAACCAGTTTTCGGGAGTAAGAAGAATGGTGTTCTCCATCGCCAACTGCTCGGTCAGTTCGCTTTGTTTATCGAGGGCGCTAGCCAGACGAGACACCATTTTGGCGATCTCGATAATCGGTGTGTCAGCCGTCATTGCGGCTGCAAATTCGTGCCCCACGCGGGCTACATGTTTGTTTGCAACGATGGTCATTTTTGTGCACTCCCGAAAATTCTGTGAATCTGGTAGCCCTGCCATTTTTCGCGGCAAATCTGCGCTACAGTTTGCGGCGCTGGTGGACAGGCAACGGGTGCCACTCGCGAGCGCCACCGATGTGTAAGCCGGTATTCAGGGTGATGAGGTTTACCAACGTTTTTCACGATGCCTGCCAGCGTCAGACGTTTCAGGCGATCGTAGGCCTCTTTGATATCGCAGCCCAGCAGACTGCGAACCTGCCGGGTAGAAATGGATTTTTCCCGTAACAGAAATTCAACGATGGCGCGTTGCTCAGGTTTCAGCATGCTTCTGCCCTCCTCGCACGGGCATTGCGAATGCAGCGGTTACGCAATCGGGAAATGTCCTGAATCTCCTGACTGCTTTTTGCCAGTCGCATAATCTCGCTGTATTTCGTAGCAGCGCGCAGCCAGTGCCCCCGTGATTCAATCAGGGCTGCTTCTTCAAGCGCCATGCGGAGAACTTCCGGATCGGCTTTTTGACCGAGTTCCGGTAACTCGATATCGGGGATATCGCTGCCGGGCACAACGGTATACTCCCAGTGGGTACCGTTGTGGCTGCGGGTCATGACACCGCGCTGTACTAACGCAGCAAGTTGCTGTCCCGTCGAACCGGAGTCAGAGTTAAACGCGTCGCACACTTCCGGGGTGGTAATGCCCGGGTGATGGCTGACATACACAACCAGTCGGTCAGCCTGGGTAATTCGTTTTTGTTTGGTCATTGGTCAATACTCGTTTTGGTTATTTAACAATCCGCAAATGGGTTACATTTTTGCGGTAACTCCCCCAGGTAAAATTCACCCAGATGCCGTTATCCATGGTCAGACGGTCCATAGCCCGTTCACCCAGGATTTTTGATAACTCGTCAAAATTCAGGTTGGTCAGTACCCCCACAGGTTTCATTGCCGCCAGGCGGCGATCGATAATTTGATTCAGCAATACCCATTCATTTCGGGTGTCGCGCTGCACGCCGACCTCATCCAGCACCAACAGGTCAACCCTGCACAGGTCATCGAGCAATACTGATTCGGACTGCCCTTCGTCATAGCATTTGCGGGCTCGCAGCATCAGGTCAGGAACAGTCACAACCAGCACTGTGTGGTTATGCTGCAGCAGGTAGTTACCGATGGCGGCAGCCAGATGATTTTTCCCGGTACCGCAGCCACCACTGAAAACGAAGCTGGCAAAACCGCTGCCGAAGTTATGGGCATAACTTTTTGCCAGCGTCAGCGCGTGTTTTTGTCCATCGTTACTCACCTGGTAATTTGCGAAGGTACAATTCCGGTGCAAATCGCAGATACCAGACCGGCCAAAAATTTTCTCAGAACGAGCGCGCTGGTTTTCTTTTTCCAGTTCCGCAGCTCGTTTACGTCCCTCCTCCTGTTGCCAGGCCATTAACTCGGCAGCGCTGGTAAATTTCGGCTGAACACCTGCCGGGATCAGTCGCTGCAGACGACCAAGAATGTCACTCGTCGATTTCATGGTTACCCCCTGAATCCCGGCGGGATCACTGTGTCGGGTGTCGAAACGCCAAAGGCAGGCTGACGACGCGAGACTTGCGCCGGGGCTGCAGTTTTGGCTCGTGATGTTTTCAGGCTGGTTGCGAAAGTCTGTTCCCACTGAATGTGGTGCTTAACCTTCCCTTCGCATTTCCAGTAGTCGCGGAATTGCTGCAATTCAACGTCGGTGTAACCCGGCTCTTCACCGAGATTAATACCCCAGAGCGCCGCCTGGCCGACAAAATCAACGCCTGGCGCCCAGTCCTCGGTGATCGGGAATTTACCTATGGGTGGGAAAAAATTGTCTTGCGCGCGTATATCTCTCTCTGGGTTTTCTTTTAGATCTGTATCTTTATCTGGATCTGTATTTGTAGTTCCCGTAGCTACTACAGTAGCTTGGCTACCGTAGCTGTCGTAGTTGCTAACGTAGTTGGCTACGAACTGAGAAATAGCTTCTACAGTAGTGATTTCTCCAGATTTGACGCCAGAAATTAACAATTCAATGCATTTAGTTTTAACAAACCAGTCACCTTCCGATTTGAACTCGGAAAGCACCGTAGCTACGGAAATTTTCGGCTTGGCTACGACGCGAATCGTAGCTACTACGGTTAGTGAGCTACCGTAGCTACTACGTAGCTCACTAAGTCGTGACCATGGATTTTTTGAATACCCGATTTTCACAACATCCAGATCAGGGCCAGTGATGAAGTACAGATGACCCTTGTAGGAGGTTCCCCCCTCAATAGCCGGTCTGCTTTTTGAAGATGACGTGACCGTTTCGATGTCACGCTCAATGCGCAAATGAACCCAGTTTTCTCCGTCGTCTTCAAAGAACTCTTTCAGGGCAGTTTGAAGCTCAGCCCAGCGCGAATCTGAAACGCGAGCGATCTTAGCGAGACGGTTTTTGGGTATAGCCCTCCCCGTTTGCCAGTAATTGAACATGAGAAGCAAATACGCTCCATGCTCCTCCGTGGACAGATGCATGGTGTCCGCCAGGTAATCAGCAATGTAAAGTTGCATGTAAGGCAGCGCGGCCATGGTTACTCCTGATGCCCGGTTGCCCGGACGTTATGGTCATTGGTCAAAGCTCGTTTAAAAACACTGCGGCGCCAGAGTGCTGAGCAGCGCCAGCGCTGGCTCTGATACCTCCTTCGGGAGCATCGCGTATAGCGACGTGGCCGCTTCCCAAATTTCCTTTTCCAGGCGCTGCAGTGGTGCGCCCAACAGCTTTGCCTGGTGTGCTTCTGCGCATTCCTTGATGGCGCTCGCCACCAGCTCTGCTTCGGTCTTGCCGGAACGGAGACCGTAAGTGCGTGCTATCTCGATTGGCATCACTGCTGAAATCGCCGGGGCCAGTTGCATGACATAGCGGTTGTATTTTTCGGATCCGTTTTCGTTGCGCAGGTAGCGGAATAAGTTCAGCTTGTTGACTGTGATCCCCTTGCCGCCAGTGCGTTTCCATTCTTCCGCCACCAGCCTCGCTATTTGTTCCTGAGCCTGACCCGGCAACGTTTTTTCCCATTCGCTGACGGCGGTATTGATCGCCATGCGTTTCATGTTGTCGCGGCGGCGAGGTTCAATCTGATTTTTAGATTTCAGCAAAGCAGTTAACCGCTTCGTATCATCAGTAACCAATGAGGCATGCATGACTAATTCTCCTCTTGGGGTAGGCCATCGGTAGGGTTTGGATAAATGTCTGGGCGCAATTCATGCGGTGTAACGCCAGTTACTCGGAAGATTTGAATAACCCGCGCAGCGGGGACAACTCCCGAGTAGTTATTTTTCCAACGACTAATGGCCATGCTCGTTACACCAATTGCATCACCTAACTTTCTGGCAGAGCCTGCGGCTCGGATTGCAGTTTCTAAAGCAGTCATAGGACCTCCTGTTTGAATTAAAAGTAAACCATAGATTTATACAACAAGCAAATTCTGGACTTATTGTGACAGTAAACCATTTGTTTACAATGTGGATATGAACAGAGAAAACACACCTGAAAGCAGCCTGAAGAGTCGACTCGAAGAAATCACATCTCGCGGGATTTCAAAGGCAGACATGGCAAGAATTGCTGGCGTCACACCGCAGGCGGTAAACGGCTGGTTTAAAAAAGGTGTCATTAGTAAGAAATCAGCAGTGCAAATAGCAACAGCGGCTGGAGTTTCTGTTGCATGGCTGCTTGGTGAAGATGTTGATGAACACTCTGGACTTGAACCGGAAGAAAGGCAGATGCTTAAACTTTTCCGACAGCTACCCGAGTCCGAGCGCCGAAAGATGGTGGATCTCTTTGAAGTGCGTTTAAAAGAAATTGATGATTACGTAGAAAAGTATCTTAAAGGTCGCTTCAAACCTGATAATTAACGTCCCTCCCCTTCCTTAAAAAACCGGCTAATAGCCGGTTTTTTTTCTGCTTTTTTTCAACCTCCAATAAACCAAAATGCAAACATAAACCCATGGTTTACATTTTTTGTAATCCATTAATTGACACAAAAATAAACCAGTGATTTAATTAAAACCGTTATCAGCACACCCATTCAGGCAGGACGCCCACGAAGTAGCTGCCGGCGGCATACGAAACACCGGATGAGATGGCGACGTTGATTTTACGATTTCAGTTTTAACGCGCAGCAGACCAACGTTCCGCCAGCCGGGCGCAAACGGCAAAGCAAAACAGACATCATCGTGAGGATTTTTCTATGACAGATTTCGCACGTGTGGCAACAGGGCAACAAGCTGTCCGCCTTAACTGGTTCACCGCCTTAACACGTAAGTTCTGCTATTTCCTGGCGCAGAAAGGCAACCCGGAGATTAAGGCGTGAGCACGTTTTTTTATTTAGTCATCACCGTTTGTGCGCTGACTGGCGAGTGTTCTGATACCCCGCTGGGTGTGTATCAAACCGAAGATGACTGTAATGCCGCCGCAGCGGAGCAAAGCGTTAAAGGCGAATGCTACCCGGTAAGTATTCTGGCTGCCGACCAACAGCCTGCAGTTCATTTTTAAACGAGTTTTGACCAATGACTTACGGCTGTAGCCAGCCTGATGCCCAGTGCACGGGGCATCGTGATGGCAATACCGCCATCATAACCAAACAGGAGGCGATGACCTGTTCTGGTTAAATTGGATAAATCTTCTTTGCCCGCCTCGCGGCGGGCCTTTTTAGGAGGAGATATGTCAGCAAACGAATTAGCGCTGCGTTTCAGCACCGCACCCGCTGAGCAGCTCATCGGCAAACTACCGGTGCTGGAAGTGAAGGAAGCTCTTTGGCAGGAAGTTGAGGATGAAGTTCTCACTGAGGTTTATCAGGAGCATGAGTTTGAAATGGAAGCGGTATCGGAACAGACAGATGCAGCGAACCGCCTGGCCAGCAAATTCGAACTCGTCGCCGAGACCTTCGGCACCGCCATCAGGCTGGCATTGACGCTACCACCAGCAGAAGCGAAGCAAATTTTGCAAGATGCTATCGACGATAACCCCGGTTACGGCCGGGAGCCGGATAAGGGATAAGTTATGGAATTTGGAATGAAACGTATCATTGCCTCAGTGCGCGTCGTCGCTGTAATGAAAAAGCTTTATACCGGCGCACCTGTCACTGTTGTGACCATCAGCAGCGAACTGAAGCTTTCCCAATCGTACGTTGAACAGATCGTATCAAAGCTGGGAAAGGCCAAAATCGTGCGCGGTCAAAAAGGACCGGGAGGCGGTTACCACCTCTGCAAGCCTGAGTCAGAAACCAGCGTCGCCGAAGTGATCCGCGCTGTAACCATAATTCCGCATAGCAGCATTTTCGACTCGGTACTGGTTGCGCTCGACAGTGTTCTCGTCTCGCAACTGTCCGACGCAAAGATCAGTTCCCCATAAAGCACAAAACCCGCCGAAGCGGGTTAGTGCCCGGTTAGCCGACCAAAGCTTTCCGGAACGAGTTTTGACCAATGACCAACCGCAGGCGGCTAACCATTAGCTGCCGGGAATCTTACAACCTTTAGGAGCCCGAACGCAATGCAGACATACGCGTTTTTGATTAAAGCGAAAGCCAAAGCGACTGACGCTAAACACCTTTTTTGCTGGCTATCTGCAAAATCCGATTCCCGCGCTGAACGCGAAATTGCCAATATTCTTGAAGATGCAGAAATCGAAACCGGGCGCGGCGCGCCTTATTTGCAGCCGGTTCGGACAGACTGGCCTGTTGTTGATGACCTGCCGGAAGAAGGCAAGCTGGACAATACCTGGTGCGACCGCTACGAACTCAACGAAGATGGACGTTCGTGGAAGCTGATTTCCCGGCCAGCGCCGGAACCGGAAATAACCACCAGCGAGGTTACGACCTCATTAGTACCAGTTGCGAAAGAAGAACTCTCGACCACCTCTGATGACGCAAATATTCCTCTGGAAAATCGCGGGCTGGCTGTTCGCATTGCCATTCACCTGCTGAATGATAAATACCAGACCCATATCACGAAGGCGCAGCAGATTACCGCCACCGAGCTGTCACTGGATGAAAGCAACTCCTACGTGCAGAACCTGATGCAGGCCATCAGTGACGTTGCTGAATTTTCCGACCTGTCCTTGCACGTCGAGTGGAAACTGGTGCAGGCAGTTAAAGCTGTATTCCCTCAGAATGGCGAGCACGCCCCGACGCTGCTGGCCGAATTTGTGACGAACTGGATCGCTACTGAACCGGATTCCCGCAATCAGTTGGTGGAAGACTGGCAAAGCGGCAAATTCCCGAACAAAGAACCGGCAACCCGGAATGAGGATGTTACCGATACAATGGAGCATCCGGCGGCACAATTGGGATTCCGCCAGCAGTTCCTTGCCGCTTACATTTGCGATGAGTTTGCCCATCACGTCACCGCTGACCAGCGGATCATGATCTCCGATCTCATGCTTGACGTAGATAACCATTATGTTCAAAACCTGATGCTGGCCGCCGAGAATGTGGCGGAGGCAAAAAAATATTCCTGGCAAGAGATCTGGAAGCTCACTGACGCTGTAAAAAAAGTATTTGCCCCTTCGGCACGTCATGAACTCGGCGTGGTTTTGCGGTTCATGCAGGCATGGGCAGCAACTCATCATATTGACCGCGGCTTACTGGTTAAGGAGTGGCAGGCTGGCAAACGCGTGGCCGCTATTCAGCGAACTGATTCAGGAACAACTGCTGGCGGTGGAATTCCAACAGACCGCAATCCAGACTACATCCACACGCTGGATACGCTGGATGAAGAAATTGCCGCGGCAACCCTGCCTATGGATTTCGACATCTACAACATCCCTGGGGGGATCAATCGCAGGGCGAAAGAAATTATTTCCGGCAAAGAGAGCCCCTGGAAAGAGTGGTCAGATGTACTCCGCAAAACGCCTGGTATTTTAGATTATTCCCGGGCAGCAATTTTTGCAGTCATCAGAAGCGCTCATCCCGAGTTTTATAAATCCCCAGGTCGTCTGAGCGGTTACATAAATGCCTACCTGACCGAAACCGATCATGCCAACCCAACGCAGGAAACATTAGTTGCCGCTCGCCAGTTGAATAGTGCAGCAGTAGTTGCCGGGGTCATTCAGGGAACAGAACCGGTAGAAAGTCTGGATAAGCTCTCTACCGAATTCGTTGTCGTAGGCAAGCAGGTAGCAGAGGCAGCAGGAAAACCTGCCGCGGATTCAAAAACAACAACGGAAGTTGCCAATCTCGGTAATGGCGTTTTCTCGATCGACAATCTGATGAGTGAACACCCCACCAGCACAACCACACAACAGAACGAGGCTGCCAACAATGTGCCGATGGAAGAAGTTGTCAGTGATGAAACCCAGACTTGTAATGCGGTACCGTCGGGCGAAGCAACAACTGTGTCAACTGAAAGCGGTGCTGCAGCTGGTCCACAAACAACTGCCGTAGATAATAATATTGATACCGGACATCAAATTAACGATGACGAATCATTCCCCCTGATGACGCATGTGATGGTTGACCTGGAAACGATGGGGAACAATCCGGAAGCCCCCATTATCGCCATCTGCGCGGTGTTTTTCGACCCGAGAACAGGCAAAACAGGTCCTGAGTTCTATCAGATAGTCAGCCTCGAGTCTGCTATGGAGTTTGGGGCAAAACCCGACGCCGCAACAATAATCTGGTGGATGAAACAGTCGGCAGAAGCGCGCGCAGCGATAACCGGTGGCGATGCTATTTCGCTGATGGACGCCATCGACAACCTCGACGAATTTATTCACACGAATTCAGCCAACGGCATCAAGTATGTGCAGCTCTGGGGCAATGGCAGCTCATTCGACAATGTGATTTTGCGCCGCGCATATGAGCAGGTTGGCGCTGAATTGTCCGTGCCGTTCTGGAATGACCGTGACGTGCGCACCATTGTCGAGTTGGGGAAAGTTGTCGGTATCAACCCGCGCTATCAGATCCCTTTTGAAGGCGACATGCATAACGCACTGGCCGATGCCCGGCACCAGGTCAAATACGTTTCAGCTATCTGGCAAAAACTGACCCAGAACTGATTTTCAAAAATCACCTTTTACCTGGCTGGGGGATTACTCTTCTGGCCAGGGCTAAGGAGACGTTATGTCAAAACTTATGCCTCTCGAAGAATGGGCCAAAGAGACGTATGTAAAACCCCCAACGCTGAACACATTAAGGCGGTGGGCTCGGATGGGGAACATCTACCCTGCTCCGGAAAAACACGGGACGAGTTACCAGGTTTGCCCCAACGCCATCTATATACGCCCAAACAAATTATGTTCAGTCGCCCCGGTTAACGGAATGGATACAAGACACCCCAGAAAAGGGTCATTACTGGAGAAGTTGCAACATGACAAAAAGGCGGGAAAATTATGATCAGAATCTCCCCAGAAACCTGACATACCGCCAGTCACGCAAAACGTACGCCTGGCGCAACCCGCTCACTGGCAAAGAAATCTCTCTCGGTAAGATTTCCAAACGTGAAGCGGTTGCCCAGGCTATCGAGGCTAATCACTATCTTGAGCAAAATTACACCCCGGTCACGCTGCTCGAGCAGTTGAAAGGCGAGCATGAATACACTGTTGCTGAATGGCTTAAAGAATACTGGGAAATTTTGGGCAAAAGAGAGCTTTCGGCGATCACGCTCAAATCCCGTAAAGGACATCTTGAGGTAATCCGCCAATCGCTGGGGGAAATGATCCTCGCAAAAGTTTCTACTCTGCATATTGCAGACTTTCTTAAGCGATGGACAGATGAGGACAAAATGACGATGGCTACCACTTACCGTTCGGTCCTGTCAGATGTGTTCCGTGAGGCCATCGTGAATGGCCGGGTGGTAGCCAATCCGGTTGAGCCCACAAGAACGCCAACAATCAAAGTTAAGCGGGAACGCCTGGAACTAGAAACCTTTATCTCGATAAGGCATGAAGCGGAAGTTCTTCCCGTCTGGTTTCGCAACGGAATGGACCTTGCACTGGTCACCGGCCAACGCCGCGAAGACATAGTGGAAATGCGTTTTTCAGAGATCAGAGATAATCGGCTTCACGTAGTCCACATAAAAACGGGAATGATGATCGCCATCTCTCTGGATCTGGAATTGCGTTGCGCCGGTCTGGTCCTGGGGGATGTCATTGAGCGCTGCCGGAAAGGTAATTCTACGGATTTTTTGATTTCTGCTGGTGTCAGAAAAAACAGTCTGGCCGGGTCGATTCACCCGGACGGGTTAACCAAATATTTCGTGAAGGCAAGAAAACTATCTCAGATCGCTTTCAGCGAATCCCCTCCTACGTTTCATGAAATCAGGAGTCTGGCCGGGCGCCTGCATGAGGCTGAATATTCAGAAATTCACGGCAAAAAAGAAGGCAAAGCATTCGCACAACGGCTGCTGGGGCACTCCTCAGAAGCGACTACGAAAAAGTATTTAGATCCGCGCAAAAAGGAATTTATTCTGGTATAAGGGTTAGGTCGCCGAATATGGGAATTCGGACGATTTTCGGACATTTTCGGACGAAGCCACATAAGTGCTTGTCTGGAAAGGGTTCCAAAAAAAGACCGAATACGATTCCTGTATTCGGTCCAGGGAAATGGCTCTTGGGAGAGAGCCGTGCGCTAAAAGTTGGCATTAATGCAGGCTAAGTCGCCATGCACTTTAAGAATAGATGACGACGCCAGGTTTTCCAGTTTGCGGCAAATCCGGTCTGAAAAATTCGGTTATCGTCACGCTTAAAAATGTTAAAACCGCAAGTTCTGAGGAATCAGGCTTGCGGTTTTTTATGGAAAATCAGTCAGATACTTTCGTTTATTAACAGAGCTTTTCCGCTCGGGCAATAAAGGGCTCAAGACTCATCTTTTCACCGGGTCTGGCCGGGTCGTCAATTTGGATAACGCTGACAGGCTGCGCAGTTGTTTTACCGCTTGCCACCTGCTTTTGCGCCTCTTCATTCAGTGGGTATTGCACCAGTGTGCTGGGATTGATGGCATAAAGCGCATGGTCAGGTCGGCAGGTGAGCATCACCTCTTCGCGATTAAATGCCCATTTGTCCTTACCCACTTCAAAGCGGCTTACGGTAATCACCGACGGCGCGGCAAAGGCGCCAGCGGAACATGCCAGTAAAAGCATCGTCAGAATGGTTTTTTTCATCAT